AATTTTTTACTGATCAGGTGAGTTTTCCGCCTTCTTGTATTAAAGCAAATATAGATTTAGAATTATTAAATGATTATTATGAAGGTACATATGGTAGAAAAACAAATTATTTTAATAAAAAACAGCATATTATTTCTTGGGAAGATTATAATTAAATTACGTAGTATAATATAATTTATATAATAAATATTATTATATGAATAAAAAATCAAGTATTTGTTTAAATATGATTGTTAAAAATGAAAAACATATTATTAAAGAAACATTAGATAATTTAACAAAATACATTAACTTTAGCTATTGGGTTATTTCAGATACCGGTTCAACTGATGGAACTCAAAAATTTATTAAAGAATATTTTTTAGAAAAAAATATACCAGGCGAACTATTCGAAGATAAATGGCAGGACTTTGCTTATAATAGAAATCGAGCAATAGAACACGCTTTCAATAAAAGTGATTATTTATTTTTTTTTGACGCTGATGATTTAATACATGGCGATTTTAAATTACCAGATAAATTAAGTAATGATGTATATCAGTTTAAATTCTCTCAAAATTTTTCATATGATAGAATTTGTTTAATTAATAATAGAGAGAAAATTGGAAAATATGTAGGTGTTTTACATGAATTATTCAATATAAATAAACCTGATTGTAGTATAGAAAAAGTAGAAGGTGATTACTTTTTTGAATCTAGACATTTGGGAGATCGTTCTAAGAATCCTGAAAAATACAAAAAAGATGGTGAAACATTAGAAATAGCTTTTAACAATGAAATCACAGATTTAGGATTAAAATATAGATATGCTTACTATTGTGGACAAAGTTATCAAGATGGTGGTATAACAGAAAAATCTATTGAATGGTATAAAAAGTTTTTAGAGTTACCTGCAGATAATCAATATAAATATTGTGCTTGTATTAATCTAGGTCATAATTACAAAAATATTAATAATAATGAACAATCAATATATTATTATGGATTAGCATATAACTATGATAATACTAGAATTGAAGGAATAACTTTTTTAATGGATTATTATTATTGTAAAGATTTACATTATATGGTTAATGCTTTATGGAATAAATTTAAAGGTTATGAAATTTTAAATCCACTTGATAAAATTTTCTTAAATAGTAGTAGATACCAATCTTTTGAATGGTATAATATAGTATCAGGATTTTATTCAGATGACTATAATGGAGCATATAATTCGTGTAAACGTTCAGTTATTAATAATTATAATATTCCTAATGTTTTACAAAATTTAATATTTTATAAACAACAATATGATAGTGATAATGATAATGTTGTAAAAAGATTTTTATTTAACCATATAAAAAATAATAATGATATAGATAATTTTAATCGATATAGTGAATTTATTAAAAGTTATAGTAGAGAAAAATATGATTTACTATATAATTATTTTTATAGCAATATTATTGATAAATCACTTAGTTATAAGAATAGTAATAAGATTTTAATTTATACAGGGTATATGAATTTTTTATGGAATGATAGTACATTAAAACATACCTCATTAGGTGGTTCTGAAAAAGCAGTAATTTATCTCTCTAGATATTTACCAAAAAATTATGAAATTTTTATTGCTGGTCACCAATTAGAAGAACAATTTGACAATATTAAATATGTCAATCATAGTAATTTGCAAAAATTATTAAATGATAATAGTTTTCATACAATTATTATATCGCGTTATGTATCATTTTTTGAACAGTTTAAAAATATTAAATGTGGTCAATTAGTTGTTTCTGCTCATGACACAAATTTTTTGGGTAATAATAATGAAATTATTAAAAAATATAACAAATATATTGATGCGGTTGTCTGCTTGACTGAATGGCATAAAAATATTTTTATAGAAAAATATTATGAATTAAAAGATAAATTCCGAGTCATAAATAATGGAATAGATATTATAGATATTAATAATGAAAATATGAGTCTTGATATAAAAGTCAAAAACAAATTTGTTTGGAGCTCAAGACCTGAACGAGGATTAAATATTTTATTAGAATTATGGCCTAAAATATTAGAAAAAATGCCAGATGCAACACTTGATATATGTAGTTATGATAATTTTACAGAAGAAACTATGTATATTAAAAGTTTAATAGATAACAATCATAGTATTACCTATCATGGTAAATTAAATACCAAAGATTTATATAAATTAATAAATAATGCTGATTATTGGTTATATACTTGTACTTGGCCTGAAACTAGTTGTATAACAGCAATGGAAATGTTAATGTGTGAAGTTGTTTGTTTGTATTATCCGATAGCTGGTTTAAATAATACTATTGGAGATTATGGTATAAAAGTAGAAAAAGGAAATGAGATAGAAACTATTTTAAATTTGAGTATAGAGAGAAAAACAGAACTAAGGAAAAAGGGAAAAGAATATGCATTAGGTTGTAGTTGGGAAAATAGAGCTGAAGAATGGTCTAATATATTAGTGCTTAATAAAAATAAATGGATTTTTTATTGTTCTCCACATTTTGAAAGAAGAATGATAGAACAATATATCGATAATTTAAATAATATATATCCTGATTATTATATCTATTTAACAAATGATAAAAATAAAGTATTAAGAGAAAAGTCACAAAAAATAACCTTTATATATGAAGTATTTGATAACAATATTTTAACTGAATTACCAAATACAGAGTTTAGTTTTCTAAATCTAGAACCATTAAATATTCCTATTAGATTACAACATATAATAAATATATTAAAATCCTACCCTAATTTTGTATATTATGATTACAGTGAAAGTAATTTAAAAATATTAGAGGAAAATGGATTTAATATTCAAGATAAAATATATTTATCATATAAATGTAGTGATAATGAATTAAAACAGTTAACAGATTTAATTAAAATCACCAAAAAAGAATTTGATTTTGGTATATTAAAAGCATCAGGCGGTGCTGTTATAGATAGAAGATTAAAAATAGTTAATTTTTTAAAAGAAAATAATTTTACAGTAAATATAATTGAAGGATGGGACCAAGATAGAGATCAAGAATTAGCAAAATGCAAAATAATTTTAAATATACACGGATTTTATCAAATTAATTCAAATATTTTTGAACATATTCGTTGTAATAGATTATTAGATGCAGGTTTTACTATTTTATCAGAAAGTAGTTACAAATTAGATGAAAAATTTGTTAATAAATATCCAAATCTTAAACAAATAGAGTATAGTGAGTTTTTAAATATTGAACAAATTATTGAATGTTATAATAATAATGAATTTAAAGAAATTAAAAATATATATGATACTTTGTGTTTGAACAAGAATCCATTTGATTATTATTTGAATCCTATAGATATTTATGAACACTTACCTACTTTATATAGATACGCAAATGAATGTGAATCTATTTTAGAATGTGGTGTTAGAGGTGCAGTTTCAAGTTGGTCGTTTGTATATGGATTACTAAATAATAATAGTCATAATAAAAAATTAATATTAAATGATATTCAGCCGTGTAATATAGATACTTTACTACAAAAAACCAAAAATATTAATTTAGATATTGAATGTAAATGGATTAATAATCTAGATCTAGTTTTAAAAGAAAATGTTGATATGACATTTATTGATACTTGGCATGTAGGAGGTCATCTAAAAAAAGAATTAACAAAGTTTAGTAAGTTGACTAATAAGTATATTATTATGCACGATACTACTGTTGATGAATTTACAAGTGAAGCTATAAGAGCTAATTTGACAGAAGAAAAAATTAAAGAACTAGCTATTTCATCTTCAATGTCTATCGATGATGTTAAAATGGGATTATGGCCTGTAATAGAAGATTTTTTAAAGAATAATAATAAATGGGTTTTGCATAAACGTTTTACAAATAATAATGGACTAACAATATTAAAAAAAGTTTATAATAAATCAAAAATAGTAGACTGTTTTACTTTTTACAATGAATTAGATTTGCTTACTTATCGTTTGAATATATTGAATGATGTTGTAGATTATTTTGTATTAGTTGAGGCAACACATACTCATGTAGGTAAAGAAAAACCCTTATTTTATAAAGAAAATAAATATTTATTTGAAAAGTTTAACGATAAAATTATATATATAGTTGTACATGATTTTCCATATAAATATCCTAATATAAATATTAAAGAAGAACTACAATGGATAAATGAAAAGTTTCAAAGAAATTGTATTTCGCGAGGATTAGATAATTTACATTTACAAAATAATGATGTTATTACTATTACCGACTTGGATGAAATACCAAATCCTAAAATATTAGAACAAATCAAAAATAAAGACATTGAAATAGATATAAATATACTTGAATTGGATTTATATTATTATAATTTAAATTGTAAGATGGATCATCAATGGCCTTTATCAAAAATACTTACTTTTAAAAAATATAATGAACTCAATATTAATTGTGATAATATTAGATTTTATAATTGTCCAATTATTAAAAACGCTGGATGGCATTTAAGTTATTTTGGAAATGAGAAATTTATCAAAAATAAAGTAGAAAATTTTGGTCATCAAGAATATAATAAAGTAGAATTTACTGATGAAAACATAATAAAAGAGAAATTAAACAATGGAAAAGATTTGTTTGATAGACCTATAACTATAATAAATATACCGATTGAAGATAATGAAACTTTACCACCTGATTATGATATTTATTTAACTAATTTTTATAAAACTAAATTAGTAAATAATATTGAAATATCACTTCATAAAAGCGATTTATATCAGTCTAAAATTACACCAGATATTATAAATATGGAAGGAATGTCTGGTAAAAAGACTAGACACTTTTATAATAATATTTGTTCTATGGATGATTCAAGATATTTGGAAATAGGTACGTGGAAAGGATCATCTATATGTGCAGCTATGTGTGGCAATAATATGAAATGTCTTTGTATAGACAATTGGTCAGAATTTGGAGGGCCAAAAGAAGAATTTTTAAAAAATTTTAATTTATATAAAGGTAATAACAAGGCCACATTTATAGAAAGTAATTGTTGGGATGTAAATTTAAATAATATAGATAAATTTAATATATATATGTATGATGGTAACCATACAGAAGAATCTCATTTTAAAGCTATTAACTATTATTTATCCTGTTTAGATAACGAATTTATATATTTAGTAGATGATTGGAATCATGACCCTGTTAGATATGGAACAATGTCTTCAATAAAAGATAATAATTTAAAAATTATATATAAAAAAGAAATTTTTACTGACTGCAATCCAGGAATTCAAAAATCATATAATGATTGGCATAATGGTATATGTATATTTGTTTTAAAAAAATAAAATAGAAGTTATTCTTTACTTGTATTTTTTCTATAGAAGAAAATTTATTTGAAAAAATCTTTCATATTCTTTACTTGTTCCAAAATAGTCCAAATTTATATAAAATTACTTAGAATAAAAATAATTAAATGATTAAATATATACTTAAATATAATAATTTTAATCTAAAACATAATAAATATAAATATTTATATTTATTATATGGACTTTGAAATACCAAATGTCAATAGTTCTATTAGTAGTATTGAAACCAATTCTATTAATAAAGTACCTACATTAGCATTTATTACTATGTGTAAAAATGAAGCTCATTGTATTCGTGAAACCTTAGAAAGTGTATATAAACATATTGATTATTGGATAGTTTGTGATACTGGTTCAACAGATAATACTTGTGAAGTAGTCACAGAGTTTTTTAGAGAGAAAAATATACCTGGTGAATTATTTCATGATGAATGGCAAGATTTTGGACACAATAAAACATTAATGTTTGAACGTATTTACAATAAAACTGATTATTTATTACATCTCGATGCAGATGATCAGTTAAAAGGTGATTTTGAAAAAAAAATGTTGATTGGTAATCATTATGATAAATATAATTTTAAATACATTAGAAGCGGTAATGAATTTTTAACAAGTAGTTTATATAATAATCGTATTAGATGGAAATATGCTGGAGTTTGTCATAATATTATAATTTGTCTTGATAAAAAAGATTATACAACATCTAATCTTTTTGTTAATGGAAATATATATGTAGATAATGAATTAAGAGGTGCTAGACAGAATGACCCAGAAAAATATATTAAAGAAGCTGTTAAATTACAAAAACAATTTTTTGATACATTACATATTGATGAAGATGGTTTAAATAGTCGTTCTGCATTCTATACAGCTCAAAGTTATAAAGATTCTGGTAATTTTCAAGATGCCATAAGTTGGTATTCACTATATACTAAATTAAAAGTAACATGGAATGAAGAAGTATATATTGCTTATGTTTCAATAGCACAATGCTTAATAAATCTTAATAAACCAATTGAGGAGATAGAAGATTCTATTAAAAAAGCTATTGAAATTATTGAAGATAGAGCAGAAGCATATTATCTTATGGGTAAATACTTAAATGATAATGGTAATACAGAATTAGGATATAAATATTTGAAACAAGCAGAAAGTTGTAATTATCAAGATGTATGCAAAAAATATATTTTATTTATTAATAAATATAATTATGGAAAATATATAAAAGATGAATTAAGTGTATCTTGTTATTGGACAGAGAGAGGCGAAGAAGGATATAAATTACTTTTAGATATATTAGATGATGTAGATTTAAAAGAACATAGAGAGAGATTACTTGAAAACAAAAAGCATTTTCAAAATAAATATAAATTTATATAATAATTAAATTTAATTAATAATAGATTTAATTATCTCTCTGTTGAAAAGAAAAAAACTTGAAATAATCTTCCGTCTTCTTTACTAGTTCCAAAATAGTCTAGACTTGCATGAAATTGTTTAGAGTTAAAAAGTACTAAACGATTAAATATATTACCAACCCGATCTACTAATTCCCATTTTGTATAGTCTTGACTATAATCATTTACAATTTTTTTATTACCTCTTATTTCTAATTCTTCTTCAAATCTTGTACCATCACAAAATCTAAATATACCTGTTCCTGATGTAACAGGTGCATTTGGTGTAAGATATAATACTCCAGCCCAATTATTAAAACCATCATTATGAATCCACGTTCTATCTCTTGATGTAGTATATTGAAATGCTCCATTATAGTTTTCTCCACCTTCAGGCCATTCTGTAATCTTACCTGCAAAATGCTCAATGTAGCCTTGAATCATCTCTTTTAAGTGTTGATTTGCAAATGATAGTGTTCTTTTTCCAGGATAATTACCTTCTACTGAAAATTCTTGTGTTAAAATATAATTTCTAGTTTCCATTGGATTATTATAAAAATTATCAATAATCAATAGATTACAATATATACTTTTTGGTTTACAATAATATTTTTTTGCTTTATTTATTTTATCTATAATCTCTGATTGTTTATTTTTATCTCCTAAAAGTTTAATTTCAATATCTGGATCTACCTTATCAATTAAAGTATAAACTGGAATAAACATTTTATTACCTTTTGCGTAATTACAATATTTGGGTATCTCTATATAAAACTCATTATACTCATATTTTAAACAATTTATATGGGATAATGAATTATAGTTTGCTGTGCTATAAGATGAAAATTTTGATCCTAAATTTAAATGACTTTTTAATATCATGAATACAAATTTATTAAATCTAAAATTTGAATTATTATTTGATTCCATATCATAATCATCAAAGTATATACTATCAAATTTATCTAGAGTTTGAAGTACATCTTGCCATCTACCTTTTACTAGATTAATTTTTAAATTTTTTCTTTGTTCTTTTTTCCATTTATCAAATTTATTCCATACAGTTGGATTACATTCAATAACATTATATTCAGTAACATTTATATTTTTACATATTTCTGTAGCAGAATACCCCATTCCAAAACCTATTTCTAAAACTTTTCCAAAAGGATTTAAAATTTTTATGCTTTCTTCCATATATGGTTTTTCCCATTCCATCATTATCTGATGAAATTCATTATTATCAGTTAATATATCATTACCACATATATCTTTACTATATTTAATACTCATTTATAATAAAATTTAAATTTTATTTTTAAATTATAAATTAAATAAATATTCATATTTTAATTTAATTAAATTAAGTTAATTATCCTATTTTTATAATTTGAAATAGTGCATGTTAATCTATTGCTATTTCATATGGTGGATCTGTAATTAAATTTGTTAATTCAAATTCTATATTTATTGTTAATGGCATTTCTTCTGTTTCTTGTTTAAATGATAATTGAAACTTTAAAAGAAATTTACCACTTTCAATTTTTACAATTTTTCCAATTCTTGTAACTTTAATATAATCTGTAATAGAAGGAATATTGATGCTTCAACTATTTCAGTATAATCCAACCAGGTTCTAATTTATTTTCCATAATAGAAAGAAGATATATAGAATTAACTTATAATTTTTCTTCTTGTGATATATTTGCAAATGAATATTCTATAGAATGAGTATCCATACTATTATGAAATACAACTAACTTTGACATATGTATATATTTATAATTATAATAAAATTATTTTGAAATATTTAACCAATTGTAAATTTAAAATTCCTTAAAATAGAAGAATATATATAAGAAATTAAAACAAAGATTTAATTTTTCTTATAATATCTTCATATATAATTTTCCCATTTCTTTATTATTTGATTTAATTCAATACCAAAAATTATATATATTTACTATATTTAATTTTAATTTATATTATAATTTATAATTAATTAATTAATTATAAATTAAATAATTATTTAAATTTTTTTTAAATTTTTTTAAATTTTTTTAAATTTTTACATTTTAATAATTTGAATAAGAGCAAGGTTTTGTATTAATATATAAGATCTTGTTAATAAGGGATTAATAATTAAAGCTATTAATCCAAATTCTATATTTTGTGTCTCTAGGTAATACAAAAATATATTAGTAATAGATATACGAATTCTTAAATAACTTTCAGATTTTTTTATTATTGTTATTTGATTAGAATAAATATAACTATCTTCATTAACAACCTATATAATCATACTTATTAAAAAATTATGTATTTAATGGTATTGTATCATCTAACGGAACAAATGATAATTGAAAATTTATAAGATATACAACTTCTTAAATTTGTACACTTGATCCTATTCTTCGAAACGCATTTGAACTTCTAATAGAAGGTATATAATTATCCTCAATTTTTTCTGTATAGTTCCACCCAATTTCTAATATATTTGTAGGAATTGAGAGAAAAGATATTGTATTAATTTTTAATCCACCATTATTAGTAATATATGAAAATGAAGGATTTATAACTCGAGTATCCGATCTATCAAAAACTACAAACTTAGACATATATATAAATTAAAGAGTTTGTAAATATAAAGTTCCTTCTATAGCACATAATACTGCGCTTCCAGGATTAATATTATTTTCAACAAATATTCCAATATAATCACCACTAATAAAACTAATAGGCGAAAATGATGAACTTCGTGAAAGTATTCCATTTAAAGAAGCTACACCACTATTACTATTAACAGCATCATAATAAATAGATCCTATATCTCCACTAGTTCCACTATAACTACCAATTTCTTGCCTCCAAGATATAGCTGATGTACTATAATTAGCTGCATAAATTGTTATATCATGAGTTCTTGCTGTACTATTCACATTTATATTAATTCCTGCTCCAACTATAAAGCCTTTAAACGCTTTATACTCACCATATGTCCATAACCTACTAGCTGTAGGCGAACTAATTGCATTGCCTGTTAAATTATAAAATGCACCCATTGCATGTGGTAAAATAGGAGTTCCTCTAGTAGTTCCCCCGGCATCTATAGGAATTACTGCCGGTATACTACTAACTCTTCCTGAACCATATATATCATCTGTGTCTCCCCAAAAACTTATTGTTCCAGCTGTAACAGAAAAACCTGCACCACCAGGTCCTGTTGCACCTTGTGCTCCTTGTGCTCCTGTTGCACCTTGTGATCCTAGTGAACCAGTAGCTCCTTGTGCTCCTTGTGCTCCAGTAGCTCCTTGTGATCCCTGTGCACCAGTAGCACCTTGTGATCCTTGTGCACCAGTTGCTCCTTGTGATCCTTGTGCTCCAGTAGCTCCTTGTGATCCTTGTGCACCAGTTGCTCCTTGTGATCCTTGACTTCCTGTTGCTCCTTGTGCTCCTTGTGCACCTGTTGCTCCTTGTGCTCCTTGTGCACCAGTAGCTCCTTGTGATCCCTGTGCACCAGTAGCTCCTTGTGATCCTTGACTTCCTGTTGCACCTTGTGATCCTTGACTTCCAGTTGCTCCTTGTGCTCCTTGTGCACCTGTTGCTCCTTGTACTCCTTGTGCACCAGTAGCTCCTTGTGATCCTTGTGCACCAGTAGCTCCTTGTGATCCCTGTGCACCAGTAGCTCCTTGTGATCCTTGACTTCCTGTTGCTCCTTGTGATCCCTGTGCACCAGTAGCTCCTTGTGATCCCTGTGCACCAGTTGCTCCTTGTGCTCCTTGACTTCCTGTAGCACCTTGTGAACCCTGTGCACCTGTAGCTCCTTGTGATCCCTGTGCACCAGTAGCTCCTTGTGATCCCTGTGCACCAGTTGCTCCTTGTGCACCTTGACTTCCTGTTGCACCTTGTGAACCCTGTGCACCAGTAGCTCCTTGTGATCCCTGTGCACCAGTAGCTCCTTGTGATCCTTGTGCACCTGTTGCTCCTTGTGATCCCTGTGCACCAGTAGCTCCTTGTGCACCTTGACTTCCTGTTGCTCCTTGTGATCCCTGTGCTCCTGTAGCACCTTGTGCACCTTGACTTCCTGTTGCACCTTGTGAACCCTGTGCACCAGTAGCTCCTTGTGATCCTTGACTTCCTGTTGCTCCTTGTGATCCTTGACTTCCTGTTGCTCCTTGTGATCCTTGACTTCCTGTTGCTCCTTGTGATCCCTGTGCACCAGTAGCTCCTTGTGATCCCAGTGCACCAGTAGCTCCTTGTGATCCCTGTGCACCAGTAGCTCCTTGTGATCCCTGTGCACCAGTAGCTCCTTTTGATCCCTGTGCACCAGTAGCTCCTTGTGATCCCTGTGCGCCAGTAGCTCCTTGTGCTCCTTGACTTCCTGTTGCTCCTTGTGCTCCTTGTGCTCCTGTTGCACCTTGTGATCCTTGACTTCCTGTTGCACCTTGTGATCCTTGTGCACCTGTTGCACCTTGTGATCCTTGACTTCCTGTTGCACCTTGTGATCCTTGTGCACCTGTAGCTCCTTGTGCTCCTTGTGCACCAGTAGCTCCTTGTGATCCTTGTGCACCAGTTGCACCTTGTGATCCTTGACTTCCTGTTGCACCTTGTGATCCTTGTGTACCTGTAGCTCCTTGTGCTCCTTGTGCACCAGTAGCTCCTTGTGATCCTTGACTTCCTGTTGCTCCTTGTGCTCCTTGTGCTCCTGTTGCACCTTGTGATCCTAGTGCTCCTGTTGCACCTTGTGATCCTTGTGCACCAGTTGCTCCTTGTGATCCTTGACTTCCAGTTGCTCCTTGTGATCCTTGTGCACCAGTTGCTCCTTGTGATCCTTGACTTCCAGTTGCACCTTGTGATCCTTGTGCACCAGTTGCTCCTTGTGATCCTTGACTTCCAGTTGCACCTTGTGATCCTTGTGCGCCAGTAGCACCTTGTGATCCTTGACTTCCTGTAGCACCTTGTGATCCTTGACTTCCTGTTACTCCTTGTGATCCTTGACTTCCTGTAGCTCCTTGTGATCCTTGACTTCCTGTAGCTCCTTGTGATCCTTGACTTCCTGTAGCTCCTTGTGCTCCTTGACTTCCTGTAGCTCCTTGTGATCCTTGTGCACCTGTAGCTCCTTGTGATCCTTGTGCACCAGTAGCTCCTTGCGCTCCTGGACTTCCAGTAGCTCCTTGTGAGCCTTGTGCACCAGTAGCTCCTTGCGCTCCTGGACTTCCTGTTGCACCTTGCTCTCCTTGACTTCCTGTAGCTCCTTTTGATCCTTGTGCACCAGTAGCTCCTTGCGCTCCTGGACTTCCTGTTGCTCCCTGCGCTCCTGGACTTCCAGTTGCACCTTGTGATCCTTGTGCACCAGTAGCTCCTTGCGCTCCTGGACTTCCTGTTGCTCCCTGCGCTCCTGGACTTCCAGTTGCACCTTGTGATCCTTGTGACCCAGTAGCTCCTTGCGCTCCTGGACTTCCAGTTGCACCTTGTGATCCTTGTGCTCCAGTAGCTCCTTGCGCTCCTGGATTTCCAGTTGCTCCTTGCGCTCCTGGACTTCCAGTTGCACCTTGTGATCCTTGTGCTCCAGTAGCTCCTTGCGCTCCTGGATTTCCAGTTGCACCTTGTGATCCTTGTGACCCAGTAGCTCCTTGCGCTCCTAGACTTCCTGTAGCTCCTTGTAATCCTTGTGCACCAGTAGCTCCTTGCGCTCCTGGACTTCCTGTTGCTCCTTGCGCTCCTGGACTTCCAGTTGCACCTTGTGATCCTTGTGACCCAGTAGCTCCTTGCGCTCCTGGACTTCCAGTTGCACCTTGTGATCCTTGACTTCCTGTTGCACCTTGCGCTCCTAGATTTCCTGTTGCACCTTGTGATCCTTGTGACCCAGTAGCTCCTTGAGAGCCTTGACTACCTGTTGCTCCTTGTGATCCTTGTGCACCTGTTGCTCCTTGTGCACCTGGATTTCCTGTAGCTCCTTGAGCTCCTGGACTTCCTGTTGCACCTTGTGATCCTTGTGACCCAGTAGCTCCTTGCGCTCCTGGACTTCCTGTTGCACCTAGTGACCCAGTTGCACCTTGTGATCCTTGTGCTCCAGTAACTCCTTGTGCTCCTGGACTTCCTGTTGCTCCTTGCGCTCCTGGACTTCCTGTTGCACCTTGTGATCCTTGTGCACCAGTAGCTCCTTGCGCTCCTTGACTTCCTGTTGCTCCTTGTGCTCCAGTAGCTCCTTGCGCTCCTGGACTTCCTGTTGCACCTTGTGATCCTTGTGCTCCTGTTGCACCTTGTGATCCCTGTGCACCTGTTACTCCTTGTGATCCTTGTGCTCCAGTAGCTCCTTGCGCTCCTAGATTTCCTGTTGCACCTTGTGATCCTTGTGACCCAGTAGCTCCTTGCGCTCCTGGACTTCCAGTTGCACCTTGTGATCCTTGTGACCCAGTAGCTCCTTGCGCTCCTGGACTTCCAGTAGCCCCTTGCGCTCCTTGACTTCCTGTAGCTCCTTGCGCTCCTTGGCTTCCTGTTGCTCCTTGTGAGCCTTGACTTCCTGTTGCTCCTTGTGATCCTTGTGCACCAGTAGCTCCTTGTGATCCTTGACTTCCTGTAGCTCCTTGTGATCCTTGACTACCTGTAGCTCCTTGTGATCCTTGACTACCTGTTGCTCCTTGTGACCCAGTTGCACCTTGTGATCCTTGATTTCCTGTTGCTCCTTGTGATCCTTGATTTCCTGTTGCTCCTTGTGATCCCTGTGCACCAGTTGCACCTTGTGATCCTTGTGACCCAGTAGCTCCTTGCGCTCCTGGACTTCCTGTTGCACCTTGTGATCCTTGTGAACCAGTAGTTCCTTGCGCTCCTGGACTTCCTGTTGCACCTTGTGATCCTGGTGCTCCAGTCGTACCTTGTGCTCCTGTTGCACCTTGTGATCCCTGTGCACCAGTAGCTCCTTGTGATCCTTGTGCTCCTGTTGCTCCTTGTGATCCTTGTGCTCCAGTAGCTCCTTGAGCTCCTTGACTTCCTGTTGCTCCTTGTGATCCTTGTGCACCTGTTGCTCCTTGTGATCCTTGTGCACCAGTAGCTCCTTCTGCTCCTTGACTTCCTGTTGCGCCTAGCGCTCCTGGACTTCCAGTAGCTCCTTGTGATCCTTGTGCTCCTTGACTTCCTGTTGCTCCTTGTGATCCCTGTGCACCTGTTGCACCTTGTGATCCTTGTCCTCCAGAACAATCATAATAATAATTATTAATAACGTTATAATAGTTATTTTCTTCATCGCAACATTGAGGTGTAAAATCACTCATATTATTACCTAATAATATTTAATATTTTAAAAATTAAATATTATTGAGGAATAGGAAAAGGTCTTTGATTTTTTTGTAAAAATAAAGGATTAGGCATTATTAATGGTATAGTATCAAAATATTTTTTAAATTGAATATCTTTTAATTGAGGTATAACTGGTCTTTGTGGATTTACTAAATTATTAGCATTTATTCCAAATAAATAGGATTCTATTTCTATAGGATTATTTGAAAATACATTTCTATTCATATGACTAGGCGTATAACCTAAAGTTGGTATAGCTGGATTAAATGCTTCTCCATTTGAAGAATTTTCATATAATCTATAATTAGTGGTTAATCTATTTTGTTTTTGTTCTAAATAATAATTTGCAGGATTATTTATAGATCTTGTAGATACCATATAATTTAATTAAATATTGTTTTTTAATTAATTATATTAATTAATTTATTATAATTTTCATTAATAATATAATCATTAGTTTCTAAATCTTTTAAACATGAAAAAAATATATAAAAATAATCATAACTAAATAAAATTATAAATAACAAATTATCATCAAAAAATAAATTATGTTTTATTTTTAAATTATCTAAAATATTTTTAATTTGATTATTATCTTTATGTTTATTAAATAATTTACTAATTTCATATTGTATTTTTTCATCATCAAATTCATTATAGTTATATAAATTAAATGCTTGTAGTAATTGAATTTTGTAAAGAAGATTAGAATCTTCTTTATCATCAATTAAGTGGTAAGTACATAAAAAATCAAATATCATAAATATATTTAAAAATTAATTTTTAAATATATATTGTTTAATTATCACAAGTATCTCTTGCATATTCCCTAGATGGTAATCCTCCTCTTATCCAACCTGCTGCTTTATCACATTCAATTAAATTACTAGGATTAGCAGTTGTATCTTGAACTTCTGGAATTAATGGATAATTTTTGTAATTAATAAAACTAACTTCGCTAGACGGATTACTACTTTTATTATTATATATAACTTCTCCTTCTCTTAATAATGATTCTAAATGAATATTACATCTTCCTCTTCCTAAATAAGGAACTGTTACAAAAGGTCTTTGTAATAAATTTAATCTACAAGGAGGTTTTGTTATAGGAGTATGCGATAATTGCGAATTTTGGTCAATATTACATCCATTTATACCAACTTGGTGACTTCCATTAAAATTAATATTAGGTTGTTGAGTAGCAAAATTTATAGCTTTAGTCATAGGACATGCAGAAAAAAAATTATTTAACATATAATTAGATGCTTCAGCATTTTCAATATTAGTTTGAGTTATTGCACAATTATCATCATTTATATTAGTCATTTTGTTAAATGTATAATCACTTTCAATCATATATATTATTTAATATAATATTTTTAAAAAAAAGAAATTTTAATTTATTGATTTCCATCTATCCATCTAGGATCCCATCTAGAACATGCTATTGGATCTCCTTCTTTGCAAGAAGTCATATCTCCATAACAAAATTTTGCAAATGATTTTTGATCATTAGGAATAGTAGTATTTGGAGTGGAATAAAAATTTCTCATTGATTGATTAAATATAAAATTATCTCCTAAATCTTGAAATAATCTATTCTTTATTAATTCATCTTCACATTTTGTTGAATTATTAAATTGTTTAACTACAAAATCTTTTGTTTTTTCATTTATTTTTTCTTCTACAATTGGATTAAAAGATGGAGCGGCAGGTTTCCTATTTGGATTTTCTTTATACTCTGGTAGAGTAACATTCATTAATGGATTATCAATTTTAGGTGCTTGATAATTATTATTAATAAAGTTTAAAGATGAAAATCCTTCTTTTTTAGATATTTCTTGTTTTTGAATATAATACAATAATATAATAACACCTAAAGTTATTATTCCTGTAATAATCATTCTTAAAGATTGAGTTATTAAAGTACCAATAATTGTTAAGATAATTATTAACCGAGATATACTATTTAATTTTTCATTCCTAGACATAGATTCATTAGGCCAAAAATTTAATATATATTTTTCATTTATAAGTATTAGAGGATCATTTATCCAAAATGATATAGTCATTTATATATATATTTTTAATTATTTTTTTTTACCTACTTTATTCTTCTTCTTTTTATTCTTTGTTATATTACTTGTTTTATTATTATTTTGTAAATTATTCATTTGTTCTACTAAATCAGGTATATTATCTAAATTTAATTGTTTCATAATTTCTAATAAGTCTTCATTTACTGTTTCTAATTCAGATTTTTTTTTTAAATTATTATTATTATCAGGTTCGTTTTTTTTTTCATCTAATTTACTTCTCATACGTTCTTTAGTTTTAGATTTTTTAAGATTATTATTCATCATTGCATCAAATGCTCCTTTATTAAATTTACCATTTCCCATATTTGGTAAATTCATTTTATTTAATATATCATTCATCTTATCCATTCCTGGTAAATTTTGCATTTTTTTCATCATTTCAGTTGCTTCTTGTATGAGTTCACTTTCTTTTATTTCTCCATTTTTCATTTTTTCATCTAATTTATTTCCTACATTTTTAACTATACCCATTAACTTTCCTGGATCTTTAAATAGTTTTTGAAAAACATCTCCTACGTTATTAATATTATTAGGATCTATATCTAAATTAGCTGCAGTATCATTAGCAATTTCTTTAGCTAACATTCCTAATTTTCCATCCATTAATTCATTAATATGATCATGAATTTCATTAGGATTTGGTAAATTATTAACATTAATACCAGATAAATCATTATTAGTATTTTTAAAAACTTCTTGCATTTCTTGCATTGTTTCTGTAATTTTATTTTTAAATTCCGTTTCTCCAATTGCTTCAAATAATTTGGCTGCATCACCGAAAGAATTATCATTTTTAACATTTGTTATTACACTAAATAATATTAATTGAATATATTTCCAAATTGTTTTTTTAGTACTATCACTAATATCTAATTTCCATAATTCTACAAAATCTATATCAGGAAGGAAAAATAATTCTTTTTGAGAATTATTAAATAAATCACTATTTTGATATAAAATATCAAAAAAACGTTCAGGATAAAATTGTTGACAATATTCATAAATATTTTTTAATGCATTCTCTAAATCTTCAGTTAATTCATTATCACGATTGAATATAATTTTTAAACTATTGTTTAATTTATTTTTAATTTCAGGAAATGTTAAAATAAGATCATTTAAAAAATCAATTAAAATTTTTGAAAATTCAGTAATATCAAGTATATTATTACTAATATCTTTATTTTCAGAATTATTTAATCCATCATAATTAACTTTATATTCTACTGATTCTTGCATTTATAATTATTTTAATTATATATTTTTAAATTCTTGTTTATAAATTATATAAATCACATAATTTTACTAAATTTTCTACATATTTTAATGCTTTTATTTTATTTGTATTACTTAATAATCTAATTGAATCTCGTAATTCATTAATTTTTAATAAAATTGCATCTTTATACCTATGTGTTATAATGTTTGACCAATCATTATCTATAAAAAATTGATAATTATTATTATCAATTTCTTTCCTAAAATTTTTAACAACATATTGGTTCCAAGCTTCAATACATTTTTTTTTATCATACTCAGCAATAAATAATAGTCCAGATTTTAGTAATTGGACCTTTTTATCTTCTGGAAATAGTGAAGATATGTCAGTTACAAATTCAGTAAAATGATTAATAAATATTTCTAAATATTCATCTTTTGAAAAAGACATTAAATTATATAAAATTATTAATTTTAAATTATTTATATAATTTAGTTTTTTAAAGAATCATTTCTTTGTTGTTGCAATTTTTCTATTGAAATTTCTCCAATTTTATCTGGAGAATAATCTTCTGTAGGAGTATTTATTTTATTTTCATTATTTATAGTAGAATAATTATATAGTTGTCTCATCCCTCCATCACCTTTTGCTGATAAAGATTCGGCATCTTGATCCCAAAAGCTATAATTATCTGAAATAACGCTAGAAGGACCGGATCCAAATGAATATGCAGTAGGTTCTTCTTGATTTTTAATAACCTCAATTTTATTTGAAAATGAATTTTCTATAAATTTAATTTTATTAATTATCTCATCTCCAAAAATAACCAAATGGTCTGGAGAATTTAAATTTAATAGAGCAGGAACTCTATTAATAGTTGTTGGTAATAAAATTTCTTGTCCATTTTCTAAAACTATATATGTTTTATTATTTTTTTTTATACGTCTATCGATACATAAAAAATGTATATCTTCTTTTTCTTGAGATTTAGCTAAATTTTGTAATAATTTTTTACAATTATCACAATAATTACTATAGTAAAGAATTTTGCTCATATGTATTTAATCTAGGCAATTTTTAACTTATTTTTACTAAAAATTGATTTAATAAATAAATTATATATTTATTTATATTATGAATCCTACAGTAACTCAATTATTCGAAGAAAATAATACACTTAAGTTTACTATTAATAATATAAATTCTAGTTTAATTAATAGTTTAAGACGAGTAATTTTATCTGAAATACCTACAATTGTTTTTAGAACATTTCCCTATGATAAAAATAAAGCTAATATTGAAGTTAATACTACTAGATTTAATAATGAAATAATAAAACAAAGATTAAGTTGTATTCCAATTAATATTAACGATTTAAATTTTCCTTATCAAGATCATATTATGGAATTAGAAGTTTTTAATGATACAAAAGAAATTATTTATGTTACGACTGAAGATTTTAAAATAAAAAATAAAAAAACTAATATGTACATATCTGATTTAGCTTTACAAAAAATATTTCCACCTAATAATATAACAAATACTTATATAGACTTTTTAAGACTACATCCTCAAATAGCAGAAAATATTCCAGGAGAACAAATAAAATTAACTTGTGAATTTGATTTAGGGAAAGCTAAAGAAAATGGTGCATTTAATGTTGTATCAACATGTTCATTTGGAGGAACACTAGATCTTATTAAAATTGAGAAAGAATGGAGTGTTAAAGAAAAAAAAGTTACTGAAGAAGAAAAAGAAGATATTGATTTTATTAAAAAAGATTGGTTACTTATTGAAGGAGCAAGAAATACTATTAAAGACTCTTTTGATTTTATTATAGAATCTATTGGAATTTATAGTAATTTTGAATTAATGGTTATGGCTTGTGATATAATGATAGACAAATTTAAAAACTTTATTAAAATATTACAAGAACAACCTATAATTGATAAATCAAATGATACATTAGAAAATTGTTATATTATTACATTAGAAAATGAAGACTATACTCTTGGAAAAGTTATTGAATATTTGTTATATACTTTATATTTTGGTAATGAATTAACATTTTGTGGATTTAGAAAACCTCATCCTCATATTAATTCTAGTATTTTAAAATTAAGTTTTAAAGAAGATGTAGATAATAATACTATAATTTCAAAAATTGTAAGTGTTTGTCTAGAAGGTATAAAAATTTATGAAGATATAAAGGGAAATTTTATTAATAAAGAATAAAATATTAATAATAAATAAATATTTTATATAAATTTTTTTTGTTTATTGTATACTATCATAATTTAAAGTAAACATTAATTGTGCTGGATCTAAATTATTAACATAATTTATTGTTTCAGATTTAGTAATTATTTTTTTTTCATTTATATGTAATTTATGTAAATTATACATATGAATTTTTAAATAAAATGGATAATCTTTTAAGTGTTTATTTTTATTTACAAAACAATTAATATAGTTTTGCCAAAGAGATGTAGTATATCTATGTATAATATTTCTATACTCATTTAAAATTTTTTTATGTTCTGGGTAATATGTTAAATAATCTACTACTTTTCCTTCTTTTCTTAAATTTAAATAATGGAAAAGTAATTTTGGTTGATTTCCTCTTAAAAATTTTATATCTTCATATACTGGATTTCTTAATTTTGCTCTTTCACCACTATTATGATATATCATTACTCCTGGGTAGTAATAAGGAGTATTCATAGAAGCAAAATAATTTCTTAATTCTTCAATAGAGAATATAGGATAAATATTAGGTATTTTAACTGGATTTTCTAAATCTTTACCAAAAAGCGAATTATTTAAAATATAAAATTCTTGTAAATTAATTTGTTCTACTAAAAAATTTGTAATTTTATATACTTTAATTAAAAATAGATTTGGATTTAAAACTGGCATTACAATTCTATTATTAGGATGTTGTAAAACAAAAGTATAACAATATTCTTTTAATAAATTTTCTATATCGAATTTACAAAATTTACATGCTTCAAAAAACATATTTTCAAATGTTAATTTATTATCATAAAAATATACTTTTGCATCAATTACTGACTTAGTTGAAATTTTCCATTTTTCTAATTCTTTTACATAAAATACATTTATCATTGTTCCTTCAATAAAATCTTCTGCATAACATTCGTTGATAGGATATTTATTTAAAAATTCATTAATTTCTAAACATTTAGGGGGTGAATAACAAACTAATTTATTTTCATAAAATATTACAGATCGTAATTTTCCTAATGAAATATATTCTTCTTTATTTATTTTACTTTTATCATACTTTAACATAAAACATTTTTCATTTTCTAAACTATAATTTTTTTTATATAAAATCTTTTTCTTTAACAATAATTCGTTCCATGCATCTATATCAGTATTTCTTAAATTTAATTCATTACTATTAATATATATATTAATATTAAGTTTCATAATTAATATTAATTTATGGTTTGTCTTTAACTTCTTTATTTAATTTTTGAAAAATATTTAATTATTAAAATTTCGTAATGAATATTAATTTCTACTATAAATATAAGGTAATGAGTGATTCACCTAACAAAGATAATTTAAATATACAACTTGGTGATATAATAGAAATTAAAGCACCTAGTAATCCTGAACTAAATAATAATTTATTTTTGATAGATTTTATTAATAATGAAAAAATTAAACTTATAGACAGAGAGAAAAAAATTTTTTATTTAACTATAACTGATGGAGAATTAGATGATGAATCTATAGATTATATCAATATAATTAATAGACCTCAAGATGAAGGATATGCAAGACAAAATCAATTACTACCAAATAAATGGATTGATATTTATTTTGGAGGTGATATTCCATTAATAATAACAGGTTTAATTACAAATTTAGAAAATGATATGATTGAAATAAAAACTTATCCAAATGAAGATATGATCTATATTGATTTTGAATATAAAGGTTTACCTGAAGATTTGTTAATAGAAAAAATAAATATAAGAAGTCCTCCTACTTTATCTAAAATAGATTCTACAGAGGAAGCAGAAAAATTAACAGAAGATAAACAATTTGAAGCTATTGAAGATGATGATTTACAAAGTTTAGAATCTATAAATATAAGACCTGATAATTTAATTTTAGAAGCCGATCAAATTGAATTTGGTATTGATTTAGACGAAGTATCTCAAGTTGTTGAAGTGCCAGAATCTGAACAACGTTTTGGAATAGATAAACAAACTAATGATATGCTAAATGAATTATTATCAACCATCCCTAATTCAGAGAGAACACCATCAAAATTAAATATAATACATACAATAATTGAACGTTACAAACAATTAAGAACTGAATTTTCTATATTTGATTTAACAAATAATTCTATTAATCCAAAAATATTGGGGCCTAATTTTAAACCTTTATTAAAAGTTTTAAAAGATTTTTCTAAAAAATTATATTGGCTAATTCCAGTTTCTTTAAATAATAAAAAAGTATACGATATAGAAGTAGAAAATGATATTAATTATATTGATAATTTAACACTAGCTCAATATTTAACTGAAAATTCAGAACTAATAGAAAGTTGGAAATCTAATCAAATTCCTGAAGAGCAAAATAAATATAATTATTTTTTAAAACAAATTAATAATTTATCAACACCATTTAATAATAATAATATAAATGATTATATTATAGAAAAACCAATAAATAGTGATTTATTTACTATTGTAAATACCTTAGGAGATGAACAATCTTATGCTGCGACTGATGAATTAATAATTTCAAGATTAATAAGTCAAGTTTATAACATTGGTTTAACAAGATTAAAAAGTGAAATAAATGAAGAAAGAAAAATAGTAAATACAATAATAAAAGCTACTGAAAATGATAGGTTGGCCTTAAAAGGTTTTATTTTTTTACCTTTACCTGTTTATAAATTTTCTCATATTAATTTACCTACTACTAATTTACTTAATAAAAGTAGTTTAAATTACAATTTTTTACAATATTGGAAATTTTTAAATAAAAATACAATTATTAATAATATTTTAATTAATAATTTATCAAAATCTTTTGATTTTGATGAAAGTAATTTTTTAAATAATATAAAACAAGTATCATTAGATGAGACTATAGATAAAAATCAAGATGATTTATATGAAAAATTTTTAGATACCATTATTCCTAAAACTCGAACTGTATTTAATTTGTTAAAAGAAAAAATAGATTCAGAACTGTCTTTTATTAAAATAATTCAATACCTAGAACCATTTTTAATATATACAAATTCTATTTCATATAAACAATATGAAGATATTACAAATTTTCTTAATGAAAAAATTTTAGAATTTAAAAAACGTTTTGCTTTAAATAATAAAAAATTTTTACAGATTTATAATAAATTAATAGATAAAGAAACAAAACAAAAAAGTGGAATATATATAATAATTAATTTATTTTCTAGTAATGAAAAAATTAAACAAGAAGTATTTACAGCATACAATATTAATGAAAATGGTAAATCATTATCAAATATAGAATTAATAGATAAAATAAATAAAATAGATAATGGTGTATTATTTATGTCAGCAATTTCTAAAATAAGTTTAGATTTAATGGTATCAAATATTGTAGATCAATTTTTAGAAATGGAAGAAAATATTAAAAAAGAAAAAACACTAAATGATTGTAAAAAATTTGTTTTAAGTAAAAAATATTTTGATTTAGATGAACTAGAGGATGATAATGGAAAAGAGATTTATTTTGATAAAAAGTATGATAATACATTTTATGATTTTATAAACGAATATCAAAATGAAAAGGATTCTATGACACCAGAAGATTTTAATAATTTTTTAAAAGAAAAATTAGAAACTAATATTGGATTATCAAAAATTGAATCAGAAAGAGAAGCTAAAGCCTTATTAATTAAAAAAAGACCTGTTATTGATGGAGATTTTGCTATATTAGAAAGTGAATCTGGAGAGAACAAAATATATAAAAGAGATAAAAATATGTGGATATTAGATCTATCTATAAAAGATAATGTATTTTTTGAAGGTAATAAATTTTTTTGTGAAAGTCAATTTAAATGCTTTTCAAAAGATGATGAGTGTATAGATGAAAAAAATATAACTAAAGAAATTCAAAAGAAAAATTTAAAAAAATTAATTAATGAATTTGATGGACAATATAAATTTGAACTAAAAAAAATTAAAATGATAATAGATCAACAATATAGTTATAACTTAGAAAATATAAAAAAAATTATCTCTCTTGAAACTATTAATAAATTAAAATATAATAATTATTTTTTAAATTTTGCTTCACAAATTGAAGATACTGATATTATAGTTTCACCTTTTGAAATTTTAAAAGAATATATATTAGGTCAACAAGATTTTGTAAAAAAACAAATGGATATAATTCAGTTTACTATAAAATTTACAAGAGAAGCTTATAATACAGAAAATAAATATTGGTTATATTGTAAAGAAACAAATATTAAATTATTACCTAAATTTCTAAGTGACTTAGCTCAAGTTTTTATTAGAAATGAAGATTATAAAAAAGCATTGGATTTAATATGTGCAGAACAAGGAACCATTAGTGAAGATGGAGATAAGTGGATTGATAAATATAGTGGTTATGAAATTAGATCTATTGATCTTGATATAGAAGAGGGTTTTGATGAATCAGGTTATAAATTAGAGTCTCGTGAATTATTAGAACAAGATGCAGGAAATATTCTATTGGAATCTATTACAAAAGGTCAAAAAGAAAAAAAAGAAATTACTAACCCATCTATTCGTACTATACAAAATGTAGTTTTATCTTTATCTCAACAAATGTCTATATCTATAAATCACCAAATGGATTTTATTATAAAAAATGTTTTAGATACACAAAGAATAAATTTACCTAGCGAGAAAGAATATAACTTAGCTATTCAAAAAGCTTTAAAAAGAGGAGAAAAGAAAAAATTACCTACTTATGAAGAAGCTTCTGATTCTTCTCTTTTAATTTTAATTTTTGTCTATTATTTAGTTGCTATACAAATAAGTATTCCACAAATTAAAACCAATAAAACTTTCCCAGGGTGTATAAAATCATTTACAGGTTATCCAATGTCTGGGAAAATAGATAAAACAGCATTATTATATATAGCATGTGTTGTTAATAAAATATCAAGTTCAGTTAAACCTTGGAATTCTATATATAAATTAAAAGAATCTGTGATAGCAAAAAAAATGGAAGCGATAATTGATGAATATATTTTATCTAATAAAGAAATTGAAGAATTATTTAGAAAGAAATTATTATATTTATCTCTTGATGAAAGTAAGATTGTGCCAGATTCTTTAGATTTGAAATTATGGACACAATTTCTTCCTCCTTTATTACCTTTTAAAATTAAAGATTTAACACCATTTCCAACTTTGTTTCGTGAAGAATTAGCAACAAGTATTAAAACTGGAAAATTATCTCAATTAAAATCTATTGATATTCTTAAAAATAAAATAGTTAAGTTGTCATTATCTGTGCAACAGGATATACAAAAAGTTGTGGATAATGAAAAACCAATTTTAACTAGTAGTAATGGAGATCCTTTCTTAGAAAATGCTTGTTGTAACTCTAAAAATAATACTTATAATTATTTTGTTGAAAAAGAACCAAATATAGTTTCTATAAATAATCAAGTATTGTACTTATCTAATATACTATATGATATTATGATTATGGTTTATCCACCTTTATTTTTAGATCCAACAAATACTAGAAGTATTTATCCAGACTTAAATCCAGAATTTTCTGAAAATGTTATATATAAAACTTTTATATATTATTGTAGATTTGCTACTAATTTACCAATTGACGAAGAATTAAGAGCTATTTGTTCTGAAAAACCAAAAGATTTTAAGAATAACATGAATATAGATGAACAAATTAATATATTAAAATTAAATGGTCGTAATTTTTCTATTGAAAATTTTAATGATTTAATATTGTATATTTCTAAAAATAATATTATTAAAATAAATTATTTATCAAATGTAGAAAATAATTACTTATTATTAAAAAAATTATTATTAAATTTTTATCAAGAAGAACCATCTATAGTTTCAAATATTTTTATTGAAAAATTTTTAATTATATTGGATTCATATGATTTAACTTTTGAGGAAGATAGCGATGATATTAGAGAATTAAAAAATTATTTATCTAAAGAAAATAATTATTTACAGGATGAGATTTTAGAATTTATGAAAAAACATAGTAAACTAAATAAAACAAAAATGAAAAATTTTGAAAATTGTCTAGTCAATTTAAATAATTTTGATGATAATGATTCTGTCAATAAAATTAATAGATTACTAAATTTTAGTAAGACTAATCTTTATAACTTAATATCTGTTTTACCAAATGTTATTATAAATAAAATCGATTATAACAATGTAAATATACCTAAACATTGGGGTTTATCAGAAAAACATATAAATGATATAAAACAAATTATAAAACAATATTATAATAATTTAAGCATATTATACGGTGATGAACAAATAAATTTAATATTTGTAAAAATTCAAGAAAAATGTAAAAATATTTTAAAAATAGTTGATAAATTATATTATCAAATCAATATTAATAGAAATAATAAAGAATATTATTTTGCTATAGATGAAAAAATAATAACACTAACTATACAATATTTATATTTAATTACAATATCTGAATATATAAATTTATCTACTAATCCAGAAATTTATAGTACTTCAATTTTAAAGTATAAAAAAGTAGAAATAGGAGAAGTTATAGAAGAATCAGATGAACCAGAAGAAATGATGGATATTATAAGCGGAGAACAAAAATTACTTTCAAATAAAGTTTCAAATATTATTGAACAATTAATGGATATTATATGTCAAAATAAAGATATAATTAATTTTTCCTATGAATCAGTTATGGAAAAAGTGTTAAGATCGAAAGAAAAAGAAAAAACTCAAATTACTGATTATTTGAAACATTTAACTGATGAAGAAAGAGAGATTGAAAATATATTTAAAAATAACAAATTAGAAAGATGGAATGTTGGACTGCAAAAAGGATTAACACAATATGTAAAAGAAACTTATGATGATGAAAGAGAAAAATTAGATCAACAGGCTATTTTAGAACAAAAATTAGGAATAAATGATTTAGTAACATCAATGAATAAAGATATTTATATGTTAGACTTATTAAGCGAAGAAGCTCAACAATTACAAGATAATATTGAACAATATGATATTTCAAATCTTCCTGACGATGATGATTATGGAGATAGAGAAATAGAGGACGTATATGGTGATATAGATTATTAAATTATTAAATAAAATAAAAATTTACATAACATATATAGAGAGTTTTTTTTACATTAATCTATTTTGTTGTTTAAAAATTTAGAGAAATTTAAAATATAAAAATATAATTAGTTATAAATAAATATTTTTAAAATATTTAGTAATTATTTAGTAATTATTTAGTAATTATTTAGTAATTATTTAGAAAATATTTAGAAAAAAAATAAAATAAAAATAAAATTTATAATGAAAAATTATACAAGAAAAAAAATGCCATGGGCTGGATGGTCGAAACAAGCCCCTTTTGGAGCAGCACGTACAAGAATGTATAAAAAATGTGGAAAAAAATGTTTTTTAGGAAATAAAACTCCTGGTGATAAGCAACATCCAGATTTTCCAATTTGTACGAAAGGAACTTGCGATATTAATTCAAAAGGATTATATGCTGCTTATATAAGAGCAAAACAATGGGGTAAAAAGAAAACTCAATATAAAAAATCTGAACATCCAAGATTAAGTAGAAAAACTTATAAAAAAATAGCTGCCACTGCTAAAAAGATGTTAGAACATAGAGGATATAAGGTAGGTAAATAAATAATTATAAATAATATTGTAAAATATATATAAAATTATTATCTTATATATATAATGTTTATTACTTTTGTTAAAAATAATATAACTTTAGTTGCTGTAGCTTTATTTGTAGTAACATTTTCTTTAATTATGTCATTTAAACCTGGTTTTTTATTTAATATTGATGGTAGTATTCGCAATTTTGGTTTAGGATATAAAAAAAAAACAGTAATTCCAGTATGGTTAATTAGTATAATTTTAGGAATTTTGGCTTATTATTTTGTTTTATATTTTATTTCTATAAATAAATCTAAAAATATTTAATTAACCAACTGTATAACTTGTAGTATTTTTATTCTTTAGATTTAATTGTTCTTGAAGTTTTAAGTATGCATTATGAGTAGCTTCCATTTCTTTAATAGATTGTTTACAAGAACTATTAACTATATAATTATAAGAAACTGATGTTACTAATAATCCAGTTAATAAATACCATATGAATTCAGCAATAGTATTTTTTAAAACTAAATAATTAAATAATTCATTTTTTAAAAATACATTATTTTTTTCTTCTTCTTCTATCTGTTTTGTATCTAATAATCCAGCTTTACTAAACCTATTCCAAAATATTTCAAAATTATCTATTGTAATTTCATTTATTAATAATGATTTATCACCATAAATTTGAGTTAAATTATATTGAACTAATGCTTGGTCAGGATTTGATGGAATATTTCCAGTCACAACTTCAGATTGAGGTTTAAGAATTTCATCAATTAATTTTTCTAAACCAGAAAAATTAGCGATTAAATAACCAATAGTATTTGAAAATGGTGCCAACCATCCCGGAAACATTTTAATGATAACAATAATTAGTAAAAATATTAACGACCAAGGAAGTATTGTAATAATAAAAGTATTCCACCATTGAACATTGCCACATACTTCTTTAGAAATATTTATATTTATAAAATAATTACCAACTATTAATAATAAAATGTATATTAACAAACTCGTGAATGAATTTTTATTAATATTTTCAATGTTATTAGTTCCATTAAAAAAATTTATATCCGTTGGAATAGAGCTGTGACTATAATTTAAATAACTATATATAGCAGTTACTATTATAAAATAAACTAATGGTTGTCCTGCATCTGGCACATTAATTTGATGATCACAATTTTGATCTGACATATAGATAATATGTATAATTTATTTTCAAAAAATAAAAGTATTTATTAATGGAACTTAAACCACAATTAATTGAACCAGGTACTAAATATTTTTTAAAACATACTTTAGTGCAATGTAAAAATTTTAAAGATAAATATATAAATATATTAGTTAATATTGGTTTATTAATAATATTTTTTATAATTATAACTTTAATTTTATATTTTAGGTATAAAGGAAATATTAAACCTGAAGAAAAAAAATTAAAATTAAAAAAAGAAAAAGAATATATTATGACTAAATTAATACAATTAAGTGATTATAAAAAAAAACAATCTCAAAATTTAATAACAAATTTACCAGAATGGAACAATAATCCAGAATCGATTATATTAAATAGAAAATTATATTAATTATAGTATATATGGAGTCATCTAAGCTAAATGATGCAATTACTCAATATTATAAATTGAAAGAAATGTATCAAGATAAAATTAATCAAAATAAAAATAAAATATTAAATAACCCTGTATTAACAATAAATGAAAAACAAAAAAAATTTCAACAAATGAAAAAATTTTGTATTAATTGTAAATGTGAAGGAGGAACTATATTCTCTAATAAAGATGGTATACTAAAAGCTAAATGTGGTTGTATAAATAAACAATGTTCTTTAAATATTGAAATAAAAAAAGGTAAATATGTTCTAAGTGATATATTAATAAACAATTTACAAAATAATATTAATAATATTAAAACTGAAATTATAAAAATAAAATTAGATTTTTTATTTAATTATATATCTGAAAGTGAAGCTTTAGCAAAATTTAATACATTAAAAGAATCGTTAGACAAGGAAAATGAATTGTATAGAAATGTCGAAATTTTTAATATTAATATAACTGATAATCCCAAGATTAAAGAACTTTTACATGAAGCTGAGAGAGATTTATTTATAGAAATTCAAAAAATTAAAGACTATTGTAAGTTATTTATTAATAATAAAAATAAAGTATTATTAGCAAATGTATCTGAAAATTATGTTTCTAATATACTCCCTTTAAATAAAACTATTAGTGATTTAAAATATTCATTAAAGGAAATAGAAAAGATAGATGATATTGCATATTTAATTGAAAAATTTTATACTTTAGAAAATTTAGAATATTCTTTAGAAACAGGTAAAGTTTTAATAAATAAAAAATAATTATATATTTTATATGATATCTAAGTTATTTAATTTTCCGGCTTTTATTATATCTTTAGCTTTAGGATTATTATTTGTATATTTAAGTGATGCTGAAAAAGAAGTGGTTTATGTTTATCCTACACCAAATAATTTAGATCAAGTTGAATATAAAGATTCAGCAGGAAATTGTTTTAGCTTTTTAGCATCACAGTTAGATTGTCCTAAAGATGTATCTAAAATCAAAACTATACCTATTCAGACTGTTGAAAAAAAAAATTAAATTATATATAATATATATATATGTTTAAAATTATAAAAAAAATTTTTTACAATGAATTTGGCGCTGTTATAATATCTATAATTTTAGGAATAGGTTTAGCTTCATTATTTAGAAAAGCTTGTAAAGATAGACAATGTATTTTATTTAAAGGTCCTCCACTAAAGGAAATAAAAGATCAGATTTATAAACATGAAGAAAATTGTTATCTATTTAAAGAAAAATCTATAAAATGCGGAAATAAAGAAAAAAGTGTTGACTTTGCGTAATTAGTATAATTAATATATATTTAAATTATACTAATAGAGTATGGAAGGTACAACTTCATTAGGAGAATTACCACTTTCTACTTCTCATAATTCAAATATTCCTGTAGTTCAAAGTGAAAATATTCAAATTTCTAATCCTCTACAACAACAAATTTCTTCTCGAGAAACAGATATTAATAATTCATCTACTCAAAATCAAACCGTAGAATCTTATAACGAATTAATTCAAGGTTTACAAAGTGCTTCTCAACAAGGCCAAACTGCTCTTCCTGATAGAAATATTCCTCAGGAAACTACTAATATTACTAATGATGAATCTATACAACCAAATTACATTCCTGAATCTAAATCTGAAAATTACATTGATAATTTAGTATCTAGTGAAGAAGTTTTAAATTATAATGAAAATTTAGAAAAAAAAAATTATAATATAGAAAATATATACCAAGAACTACATCAACCAATTTTAATTGCAGTTTTATACTTTTTATTTCAACTTCCTATTATTCAAAAGTATTTATATAAAATTATACCTGCTCTTTTTAAAAGTGATGGAAATCCAAACATATATGGTTATATTATAAATAGTTTATTATTTGGAATTATATTTTATTTTTTATTAAAAGGATTAAACTATTTTTCTTCTATTTAATTATATAATGATTAAATCTATTAATCATACATCAAATCAAAATCACTTTTCTGATCATTTAACTATATTAAGAACAGCGAGTTCTCTTAGCAATACATTTTTATCATTATTAAGAACTGTAGTTGTTTTAACAGGAGTAGCTGCTTTATTAATAAGACATCATAAAGCGATTTGGTTCAATCGAATTTTTATAATTATATTAATAATTTTAGTTTTTATTTCATCTTGGCAATTTTACAATGATTCCATACAATTAATTAATTTAGATAAAAATGCTTTGTTAAATCCTCAATGGCATTGGAGAACACCTCTTTTGTTTTCAGGACTATTAATTGTATTATTAGTAATGTTACTAATAATTGGTAGTTAAGTTATTACCTAGTCAAATTAGCTACTACTTAAAATATCATTAGAAATATTATTTTCTACAATATATTGATATGAATAATTTTGTAAATTAATATTTTGTAGTTTATTTTTATTATTATTAATATTCTCTCTTTTATATAGATTAGGTAATGAATAACTTCTTTTTAGGTTTTTACTTTTAATTTCAAAATTAGTGATATTTTCACTATATTCAAATCTAGGAATATTAGTTTTTTTAATTAAAATATTTTTTTGACATAATAGATCTTCGTTAAATAATGTACATATTTTTGTAATTATATGCCCCATATTATATATTTAGATTGTATTTTGTATGATCCATACTACAATTCCAATTAATAAACTTCCTATATAATCTAATTGTTGTAAACCTTCAACTGAATATTTAGCAACTATTGGTAAATTATTATTATATCCCCAGGTTGATACTTCTGCAACTGCATGAGAAACACGAGTAGCAACGTCATAATCTATTAAAGCTAATTTTTGTACAGCAAAAATAGCAAATGGTTTTGTAAAATGTAAATGTAACATTTTTTTATTAAATTATTTATTTATATTTAAATTTAAATTATATGTATTAATCTACATTTAATTTTAATATATTAATATTTTTTAAATTAGCTAATCTCTTTACTTCTACATCATTATTATAATCATATAAATACTTAATTTCTTGAATACCACCTGCTAACAAAAATTTAAAACAATTTATACAAGGATAGTGAGTAATATATGCAGTACTTCCGTTACATGACACACCTCTTTTAGCACAATCAATAATAGCATTTTGTTCAGCATGAATAGTACCAATGTTATGTCCATCACGCAAAATAGGTTCATGAGGTAAACCTCCTAAATATCCATTATAGCCTTGAGATATTATACGATTATCTTTTACTAATAAACATCCTACAGATAGTTTAAAACAAGTCGATCTTTTAGCTGTTAGTAATATTATTTCTGTAAAATATTTATCCCAACTTGGTCGATTCGTATCTTGTTTATTTAAATTAATATTAGTTATATTCATAATATCTTATATATTTTATAAATTTTTAGATTATTTTATTATTATTTTATTATTATTTTATAATAAAAAAATAGATTTATTATAAATTTAATAATTTTTATTATTAATGGATTAATGTTAATTAACTTTAGATTTTTTAGATTTTTTAATTTTTTTATCAGTAGGTATATATCTTAAAAAATTAAATTCATATTCTTTAATATTTTTTTTTGTTCGTTTTTTTTGTTTTAGTTTTTTAAATTTATTTGTTTTTTCAGCTCTAATTGCAGTTAATGTTTTTTGAGTTCCATAACAATTTGTACTGAATCTTTTTAATAATCCTGTTTGTTTTAATCTATTCTTTGCTTGTACATTAAATAAAAATTCTGCCATACATAAAATTCTATTACTATCATAATATAACCTATTTGCATATAGAAAAGCTAGATAAAAACTAAGCATAGTATCAATTGATGCTATTTTTAAATTTTGTCCGTCAATTTTTACAGTATTATAACTATGACATGCTAATGGTTCATAAATAAATGCTACTGTATCTCCTGCAATTCTAATTTCATAATGAGGAGCTATTATTTCTCCAACTCCTGAACTTTTAAAAACTTTAACATCTTTTATATTTGCATCTATTAATCTTTCTTTAGTAATTTCAGCACTTAAAGCTGGATTTTCTGATAATATATCAAAGTCTGGTATATTTTTAATAAATTGTTTTGCACTTTTTGGCATGTATTTACTATAAAGTAAATTTGCATATCCTCCAAAAAATACTAATCCTTGATTAATAAAGCTTTCTCTAACTATACTATAGGCTTTTTGTGATATATTTTTATTTCCTTCAAATTCTCTTTGTATAACCTGACTTTTACATTTTTTTCCTTTAATAGGATAATTTTTATTTAATAATATTAATCTTTTTAAAATTTTTTCCCACCTACTAACATCTCCAGCTGGTCTTGAGAGTTCTAAATACATTGACATTCTTAAAAAATTTGGAGGAGCATATAGTATATTATTTATTTTTAAACTATCTTTTTTAATACTATTAAATATTGTTTTATTTAAATTTGTTATATCAGCAACTGGAATATAATTTACAAATACTTTAAATGTACCTTCATGAAGTCCTGCTTTTGCTTCTACATCTTCGTAACCTTTTTTATAATATATATTTGCTAATTTTTTAGCATCTTCTAAAGCGTTTGGAGAAAAAAAATCATAATCAGGCATTTCTATATCGAAATTATAAAATTGATCATTTTTGGGAAGTATATTATTAATAGCAGTTCCTCCATAACAAATAAGTTCTTTTTTTCTTATAAATTCTTCTACAATATTTATTATATTTCCTATAATTTCTGAATTTAATTGTTTTTTATGAATTTCAATTTCAGCCTCATCTACTGCTTTTCTAAGGATAGCTAGTTCTTTTTTTTGAAATTCTTCTTTATTCATATATTATATTATGATATTTTTTATAATATTAATATTTATTTAAAAATTATAATACTAATATTATAAATTATTATAATATATTTTATTAACTATATAATAAAATAGATTATTATTCTGTATCTGGATGGCATACTGGATCAGACGGTATTGGCATTTGACTACAATAATTTTGATATTTTTTTGGAATTTTAGGATTTCCAGCAGTTAAATTAATACTCATTCCTGTAGCTGTTTTAACTACTAATGCTCGTCTATTTAGATCTGTAGATGTAGGATACTGGGCAGGAGGAGGCGCTACTAATTGTTCATATCTCAATAATTCAGGTTTATACGCAAATGCATATCCAGCTTTATTAAAAAATAAAGTATAATATTCCATATTAACATCAAAATTTTGAAACGACATGCCTATAAATTGACAACCAGTTGAAAATCCTATACTTGGATTAAAATTTTCTGCATTTTTATTATAATCTGGTAATAAAATAGTAATCATTGTTTTATTAGCATATTTAATTTGATCAGTATCAGCGAGTTTTAATTCGTGCAATCTTAGGGTATGTATATATGGAGATCCACTATGCATATTAACAAATTCTAATAAATTAGGCGATTGACATTGTGATGTATTTATTCCTCCATCGCTATCAGGTAATTTTTCGTTTTGGTAAGTAGATGAATCATTATTTGATGAAGGATTACAATTTTGACTTGATATTACTGGACAAATAATTTTTAATTGATCGTAAGTATTTGAATCTATTATTATAATAACTTTTTCTTTAAACATATTTAAAGAATTATGTCCTAAATTTTTGCAACTATTCATTAAATTATATTCACTACCTAATAATCTTTCACCAAAACTTGATAATAATACTTCTGCTATTTTAGGGTAAATAGGATTATTTTGAATTTTACTCATAATTCTAAAATTTAAAAATAAAGGATCAGTATCTAATCTAGTAACTGAATTATCAAAAGCTGCATTAGCTAAATAATTCATAGCATCGCTAAATTTTAAATAATTAAATGTTTCTTTTATATAGACACTATCTAATGATGAAGTTGCTATAACAGGTTCATTATTATATGAATATATTTCAAAATCTAAACATCTAGCTCCTTGTTGTAAACAAGTTTTAAGAGAACAAAATGGTGGATTAGAATTTGGTGAATCAACAAAACTATTTTTAAAATTTCCTCCTGATGCTGCATTATAAGCGGTTTTAATATAAAAATTATATAAAGGTTCATTAAAAACTGAATCATTAGAAATTGGATAAATTGGAGCTATTTCATTATTATATACTTTTTTTAAATTATTACAATTCTCATTAGATAAAGTAAAAATACTATATAACCATAGTATTATTGTTATTAAAGAAATACATAATAATAAAAAAATTATAGTTTTAAAAAGATTTGTATTTTTCAACTGTCTACTAACTATATCTAAAACTAAATTTCCTACTTTATCTAATTTTATATTTCCTTTATCTGCCATATTATATATTTAAAAATAATATTTTTTTAACAAATGTTAAAAAATGATATTAAAATTATATTATTCCTATAATATAATAAAAGAATGGCCGGAGGTTTAATGAATCTAGTAGCCTATGGTAACCAAAATGTTATATTAAATGGTAATCCTTCAAAAACTTTTTTTAAATTTGTCTATAGTAAATATACTAATTTTGGTTTACAAAAATTTAGAATTGATATAGATGGGCAAAGACAACTTAATATGACTCAAGAATCTTTTTTTACGTTTAAAATTCCTAGATATGCTGATTTATTAATGGATACCTATTTGGTAGTAAATTTACCCAACATTTGGAGTCCTATATTAAAACCTAATGTAGTTACGTCAAATTTAGATTATTATAGTCATCAACGACCCTCATTTAGTCCCTTAAGTAAAGGAGAAGAATTTACTCAATGGCGCCCGTATGAATTTAAATGGATAGATAATCTTGGTTCACAATTAATAAAAGAAGTTACTTTTTCAATAGGAGGACAAATAATTCAAAAATTTTCTGGAGAATACTTATACAACTTAGTAGAAAGAGATTTTAGAGGTGATAAAAAATTATTATATTATCAAATGACTGGTAATACAAAAAATCTAAATGATCCTTCAAATTATAATAATAATAATGGATATTATCCAAATGCTTGGTATGAAAGTGATCCTGTGGGAGCAGAACCATCAATTAGAGCTCAAACTTTATATATTCCTATTAATATATGGTTTACACTAGCTAGTCAAATGGCTTTTCCATTGGTTGCTTTGCAATATAATCAATTAGAAATAAAATTTACAATAAGAGCTGTTGAAGACCTTTTTGTTGTTAGAGATGTCTTAGATACTACTAATAATTGGAGAATACCTAAAAATGTTCCATTCTATAAAACTTCATTAACTACTGGTCAACAATGGATTAATGAAATTAATAAATGTCAAAAAGCACCTTATGTAAGACCTAGACAAACTGAACAAACGTTTCAGTTTTATAGATTTTTATCTCAACCAAGCTATGAATTACTTGGAGATTTGGATATAAGTGGAAATGTAGATACATTTCCTAATAAAAGAACTAATTGGAATGCAGATATACATTTGATAGCAACTTATGGTTTTTTAAGCGAAGATGAAGTAAGAGTTTTTGCATTTAAACCACAAAGTTATTTAATAAAGGAAGTTTATGAATGGGACGAGCATAATGTAGTAGGTACAAAAAAAATTCCACTAGATTCTTTAGGAATGGTTTCCAATTGGATGTTTTATTTACAGCGCACGGATGTTATAAATAGAAATCAATGGAGTAATTATTCAAATTGGCCTTATAATGAAATTCCTAATCCATTATCAAACGCACCAGGTAATGGAAATTTTTATAAAGATACAAATATGTATACTTTATCTCCTTGTTGTCCTTTGGGTCCTTCTGATCCTTCTGGTGTTAATGATTTAAGTGGAAATGCTAGATTTTATTTATATGGAGATAGTCCTCCGTTAGATAATTCTGGAATACTTGGTGGATCTTGGTGGGAGTATAAAGAAGGATTTGGGCCAGGAACTCACCCAGGATACGTTTATAATGAAAGTGGAATTAAGATAACTGGACAGTTTACAGATGAAAATGAAAAAACAATATTATTAAGTGCTGCTATTTTATTAGATGGAAAATATCGAGAAAATGAATTTCCAGTAGGAATATATAATCAAATTGAAAAATATACAAGAACTTTTGGATTTGCGACAGATCTAGGTTTAAACTGTTATAATTTCGCCCTACACTCTAATCCATTTGATTTTCAACCCAGTGGTGCAATTAATTTAAGTAAATTTAATTCAATACAATTTGAGATTAATACATATACACCTCCTTTAGATCCTTCTGCTCAAACATTAGTAATTTGCGATTCATCAGGAGAAATTATAGGAATAAATAAACCAGTTTGGTCAATATATAAATATACTTATAATTTTAAATGTTTTGAAGAGAGATATAATATTCTTAAATTTATAAATGGTAACGGATCTTTAGCATATGCTAGATAATTAAGTTAGTTTATCATTTTCTGTTAAACAATTATATGGTAGTGGAGGACACTTATTTATTTCTGTATTTTTACATTCAGTATTACATGAAGATAATGACTTAAATTCATTTAATAAAGCATAGGAAGGATGAGGATAACCTAAGTTTGAATTACCAGCACTTAAATTATTATTTAATTCATACATAAAAGTAGGAGATACAGTAGATAAAGAATTTACTAAATTTGTAGCAAATGAGCAATCTTTACATTTTTCATTTGTTATTGTTAAAGTATAAGATAAACCATCTTGTATAGTTGGTTTAAGATAATTTTGCAAAATAGTTTTAATAATAGTATCATAAAGTTGAGGATTTTTCTCTCTAAATTTTTTATCTAAAATTACTCTCTTAGTAAATTCATCATCATTATCAATTTCTAAATTTTTATTTTTTAATTCAGTTTTAACATAATCTGGAAGTTGATTTAAGACCATATCTTTATTTTTATTTGAAGTAGGCATATTTAATTCTATTTCATTTGGATTTTGTGTTATAAAATGACTACTTTTATTTTCATTATCTTCATTACTTTCATTATTTTCATTTTCATCTTGAATTGGATTATTATCAAATGTAGCAGCTTGTCGAGCAGTGAGAATAGGTGTAAATGTATTTTGAAAATTTTCAATTTCAACAAATGTATTATCAATATATAGACAATAACAAATTATAATTAATAATCCTAAAGATATTAATACAAAAAATATTTTTTTCATATAATTAATAATTAGATAAAAATAACATCTAAATCATTATCTTTCTGTTTTTTAAAAAGTTTAATTATATTATTTATATATATATGAATTTTGAACAAATTAAAGTATTTTTAAAAGATTCATTATTAGTATTTATAGTTGGTATTATTTATATTTTAATTTGTAGTAATTCAATTGCATTAGTAAAAATATTTCCCTATACTACTATTGAAAAAACACAATGTCAAAATATAACATTCCTAGACTATATTTATCCTACAGATTTAGAACAACCTCCATATCAAAGATCAGAAACAACTTGTCATCCTCCACCTAAACCTTATATTCCTTCCAATACAGATTGTGGTTATCAAGGAGTAGATTATGCTAAAAAATTTGGGGAAATGTACTCTGCTTTAAAAGATAATCTAGGTGAAGTCCATTGGCCTTATGATTGGCTCAAAGAAGATCCTGATAAAAGTAATTGGGCAAATTATTGGCAAAAATTTAAAATAGCAAATATGATATTAAATCAATGTTACAGTGCAAGGTGGATTATGAAATCATTTTTAGGATTACATTTTTTTAGATATATTCCTGATTTCATATTATTTTTAGTATTACCTTTAGCAGGTACAACAAGTAGTTTAAGTCCTATATTACCTACCATAATTTATTTTGTTTCTATGTTAACTTTACCAATACTTATTTTAGTAACAATTGCAACTTGGATAATAACTTGGTTTCCATCTGGTAAAGACATCTTTCAATGTAAAGATACATCTGATCCAAAAAATAAAGATGAAAGCAGATGTATTCCAAATATATGGTACCAATTATTAATGTTCTTTTTACAAGGATTAGGTTTATGGCTTACTAGTTGGACTGGACAAAAATTGAAAGAAGATTGGGGTATGTTTTGGCATTCTATATTTTGGGGAATATTATGTATAATGTGTTTTTCTTTATTTATTTGGTCTGGAGGGTTTTTATTAGGAATAGGACTTATTAGTGCTACTATTGTTTTTATGGGAACAATTTTAAGTACTTTTTATCCGTTATTTTTATCTCCATCTGCAATATTCAATATATTTTATTGCAATAAAGACATAATTGCTTTAATTTTAACTGCTATTATAACTATTAGAGCTCAAGAACAAAAAACTTTAAATTCCAATATAGTAAATACTATGTGGGGAGTGTGGGGAGTATTATTAATTATGAAGATATTAATTTTAATTAATGGAAGTATATCTGGTTAATAATACCAAGGTATACATAACTCATATTCAACTATTTTATTTTCTTTTAAAATATTTTCATATATAGGAAACGTAATTATAAAATCATTTAAATCATTTAAATTTTTAAATGAAAATTCAGTATCATATATTTCATCGTTTTTGTTAAAGTAATTTTTAATTATAAATTTATGATATTTATTAACTAAATTTATAATATAAAATTGAATATAAGACAACTCATCAATTTCAATTATTTTATTAATAGAATAATAATCAATATCTTGTATAGATTCTATTAATATATAACAATAATTTAACCAAAATTCTATATCACCAAATTTACTATGCATTGAACAAAATTTTAAAGCCCAAGTTATCCCAGGATCCTCTATATCTATTGTTGTTTCAGCAGGCCCTCTCCTTCTTAGAGTTGCACGTGCTAAATATTTTGATCTTATTGCTGGGTGTTTTCTATAATTATTTTTTATTATTTTAACAGCTCTTAATTTTAATATATAAATTTGAATATCATAAGGTAAAAGATCCCAAAGGCTCATGGAAACAGATATTTCTTATTTATAAATATGAATAATTAATAAAAACTTTTCAATTTTTTTTATTAAATCTAAATTTTATATTATTGTTTATAACATTATATAAAAACATAATAAATAATATTAATATGGGAAAAAAAAGTAAAAATAAATGTTCAAAAATACTACCTTTTGTCAGTGTTTGTACCCCAACATTTAATAGAAGACCATTTATTCCTTATTTAATAAAATGTTTTGAATCTCAAGATTATCCTAGTGATAAAATGGAATGGATCATTATTGACGATGGCTCTGATAAAATAGAAGATTTAGTTGGAAATATACCACAAGTTAAATATTTTGCTCTAGATAAAAAACTAACTCTAGGTAAAAAAAGAAATTTAATGCACGAGAAATGTAGTGGAGAGATTATAGTTTATATGGATGATGATGATTTTTATCCGCCTCAAAGAGTATCACATGCAGTAAATATGTTACTTACTCATCCATCTGCACTATGCGCGGGCAGTAGTGAGATATATATATATTTTAAACATATTGAAAAAATGTATCAGTTTGGTCCTTATGGGGAAAAACATGCAACAGCTGGAACCTTTGCTTTTAGAAAGTCTTTATTAAAAAATAATAGATATAATAACGATGCTGCTTTAGCTGAAGAAAAATTTTTTTTAAATAATTATACAGTGCCATTTGTTCAATTAGATCCATTAAAAGTAATTTTAGTTTTTTCTCATATTCATAATACTTTTGATAAAAAAATTTTACTGCAAAATATAGATGGTAAATATTGTAGAGAATCTGACAAAACTATAGATCATTTCATTAAAGATGAAAGTATTAAAAATTTTTTCCATAATGAAATACATAATTTATTAGAAAATTATCCTCCAGGATTACCTAATAATAAACCTGATGTTTTACAACAATTAGAATTGTTGAATAAAGAGAGAAATCAAATAATTAATCAAAATCAAGGATCAATCTTTTTAAATAATAATGGCAAAAATATACAATTAAACAATGCCCAAGTTGTAGAAATATTAAGAAATCAAGACTTAGAAATAAACAGATTAAAGAAAGAGTTAGATATTAAAAATAAACTTCTTGAAACATTTTCAAATAAACACAGTGATTTAATTTAATACATTTTAATATTTTTATAATATTTTTTCAATTAATTTACCTTTATTTTCATATATCCATATTTCACATTTATACCCTAATTTTTTTATCGCTTTTTGCTTTAAATATATACTCTCTTGTCCTTTTTTTGCTGTCCAAGTAGATTTTGTTTCAATACATCTATTTTGTGATTTTATAAAACAATCAACAAAATATCGTCTATTCTTTCCTGTATTGTCTTTATACCATACCTCTGGAACTTCATTCCTTTTAATTACTATATCTTCTTCTAAAATACCTTCTTTTATTAATAAATCATTTAATGTATATTTTTCATAACCTTGTATCTTCTCTATTCTTCCAGATGGAAATGCATAATTATACGATAAATATGCATGTTTAGATGCTTTTTCTGATACTTCTCCATTTTGTGATGGATTTTCACAACCATATCTTTCTAAATTAGTTGCTTTAATTTTTTCTTTTACTTCCCTTGATTGTGATGGATTTTCACAACCATATCTTTCTAAATTAGTTGCTTTCATTTTTTCTTTTACTTCAGCATTTTGTAATGGATTTTCACAACCATATCTTTCTAAATTAGTTGCTTTAATTTTTTCTTTTACTTCCCTTGATTGTAAAGAATATTCACAACCACGTCTTTCTAAATTAGTTGCTTTAATTTTTTCTTTTACTTCCCTTGATTGTGATGGATATTCACAACCACGTCTTTCTAAATTAGTTGCTTTAACTTTTTCTTTTACTTCAGCATTTTGTGATGGATATTCACAACCACGTCTTTCTAAATTAGTTGCTTTCATTTTTTCTTTTACTTCAGCATTTTGGAATGGATTTTCATAACCATATCTTTCTAAATTAGTTGCTTTAATTTTTTCTTTTATTTCCCTTGATTGTAAAGAATATTCACAACCATGTCTTTCTAAATTAGTAGCTTTAACTTTTTCTTTTACTTCTCTTGATTGTGATGGATATGCACAACCATATCTTTCTAAATTAGTTATTTTCATTTTTTCTTTTACTTCGCTTGATTGTGATGGATATTCACAACCACGTCTTTCTAAATTAGTTGCTTTCTTTTTTTCTTTTACTTCAGCATTTTGTGATGAATATTCACAACCACGTCTTTCTAAATTAGATGCTTTAATTTTTTCTTTTACTTGAGCATTTTGGAATGGATTTTCACAACCATATTTTTCTAAATTAGTTGCTTTCATTTTTTCTTTTACTTCCCTTGATTGTGATGGATTTTCACAACCATATTTTTCTAAATTAGTTGCTTTAACTTTTTCTTTTTTATTTTGTTGTGTATGAAATTTACAAAAACATCCACTCTTTATAAATTCTCTAAATTTTTTACTACAATTTTTTTCATTACATTTTAAACATTTAGCATTAATAATAGAATCTCTAACAATATTTTTTATACTATAATCTTGTAATAATGATATATTATTTTCATTACAATATTTTTTTAATAAATTATAATCATATCGTAGTTTAGGATTTGTTTTATACATTAAAAATATAATAATAATATTATATTTTTTTAAAATCAATTTTAAATCGTTAATTGAGTAAAAAATTCTATGTTAATTCTATTTTATATATTTTTTTGTCAAAAAAATTTTTAACTTTTTTATTTGGTATATAAAAAATAATTTTATTTAATTTAATTTTTTAATATTTTAAAAAATTGATTCGTTAAATAAATTTAAAATTTATGTATAAAAAATGACTAATAATATCCAGGTTTTTGAGTCATCTCTACGTGTATATTATCCATCAAATGTTAATGGAATGCGTATATTGAATGCTGTTACTGGATTAGCATATGATGATATTGTAGGTTCTAAAAATGAAATAAATTATTTTAGAGTAATAGATAGTAGTGGAAGAATTAATAATAATGGATATAAACTTCCCCAAGGATGTTATAATCCATCTACAAATAAACTTTATTATGATAATCGTGATGAATGGGTACGTCATGCTAAAGATAGAAAACTTAAAATTGATAGTTTAGATAATTAATAATTATAAATTTTAATTAAAATATTTATTAATACGAATTATTATATATATTATTTTTTTTTATCAATTAAAAAAATATATTTATTAATTATATAATGAGTGATTTAGAAAATTTAAATACTGGTGCTCAAGAGGCGTTAGCAGTAGCTAAGTTAGGAGACCTACGTAAAAAGATTAATTCAGACGCTTGGAGTGAAAATATGGAAGATTTATTAGCTGGGTGGGGAGAAAAAGCTGCTGGTTTAAGATTTATGCATGCTAAAACCGCTAGTTCTTGGAAAGTTTTTGCTAAAAATCTTTCAATTTCTAGTATAGTAATTACTAGCGTGGCTTCTACCTTATCACTAGTAGCTACTAGTGTAAATGATCCAGATACAAAAAATGGAGTTTTATTTGGAGTAGGTGGAGTAGGTTTAGTAGCAGCTTTAATTCAATCTTTTATAAAATTTTATAATGCAGAAGAGAAAGCAGCTGAGCATGCAAGTATATCTAAACAATTTGGATCATTTTATCGATTTATGACTTTGCAAATGGGAATGAACCGCGAAGATAGAGATCCTGTGAATAGTTTATCTCAATATGCACTTAAAGAATATGAAAGATTGCAAACGGAAGCTCCATCTTTAAGTGATAATTCAATTAAATTATTTAAACAAACATTTAAATCTTCTGAACAAAGATTTCCAGACGTTGCAGAAGACAAATTTGTAATATACATAGAAAGACCCGGAAATAAAAATAAAGGTTCAACTTGGATAAACGAGGTTGTTTTATCAAATGAAAGTTAATATAAATTATTAATTAAATCTTCATTCCATTCTTCATTAATAGATTTAGAAATTTGAAATGTTTCTTGTTTAAATCTATCAATATATCTATTTATTCTATTAATATCTAATTTTGAAATTTCATAACTTTGTAATAAATTATAACACTCATCTTCAGTATTATTGTTTCTTAATTCTACAAAAAAATTTAACATATCTTTAATATCTAGACTTAATTCTTGACAAAGATTTTCGATAAATAATTGATTATTATATTCAGTGCTATATTTAGTTAATATTTTAGTAAATCTTATTTCATTATTTTTTTTTTTGATATTAGTATTACTAATATTAATATGATTATGAAATATTTTATTATTGTAAAATATTTTTAATAGAGAACTCATTTCATTAAATTGCCATATTTGTTTTTGAAAAGTTATTCTATCTATGTAATCTGAAAAACAAATATTATTTAATATTTTTAAATATAAATCTATATTTTCATGTTTGTTAGTCAATGATAAATAATCTATAATATTTTCATGAAATAATAAACCTACTATAGTTCTATCTGTTTCATTCATCAATGTATTATGATCATCAAAGTTATATTTATTAAAAATTAAATTTTTTGTAATTTCTTTTGCATCTTCATTTAAAGATTTTAAAGAAAATATATTATCTATTAAATTTGGTTTAATTATACTATTTTTATTTTGATAAATATTTATAATTGATTCTAATTTTCTTAGATCACCTTGTATATATTTAATTAAATTATTAATTAAATTATTATTTTTACTTATAGATGGTATTAATAAATTAATTAATTTAATAATTTGCTGTTCAGTTGGAGTAATTAATTCAAAACTATCACAAACTTTCATTAATTCATTAATTTTTTTATCAATATGATAATTACTTATACAAATTATAGGATTATAAGAAATTTCTTCTAATTTTTGTTTTTTTGTTTTTTTAGGTCTTATAAGTTTAATTAATGAGTTAATACCTCCTTTGTCTCCACTATTCATACCATCTATTTCATCCATTATAATAGCTATATGTCTTTCTTTTTTGTTGAATAGACTTAAAATACTTTTATCTGCCATATTTTGATTTGCTATTGTTTCAATAACAGATTTATTTCTTATGTCTCCTGCATCATATTTAACGATATCATAATTTAATTCTTTAAGAATATTATTAATAAAGATAGTTTTTCCAATTCCTGCGCTTCCATAAATATAAATTCCTCTTTTTACATTAAAATTATTTTTATTATTTTTAAAATTATTTAATAAATTTATTATATCTTGTTTTATTTTATTTCTATTTAATATTAAATTTAAATCTATATTATTCATAATAATATACATTATATATTTTTTATATGTTTTTTATCTTATATTCCAATCCATTTTTTTTTAGTTATTATATAGTTTTCTTGCCATATTTTATCTAACTTATTTTCTTTTAATTTTTTTAACATTAAATTTTTAATTTTTCCACTTTGGTATTTATTTACTAAGAAATTAATATAATTAATATAATTTCTGAATAATATATTTTGGTATTTTATTATTCTATTTTTATTTATCCAATTTATAAATTCATCATTTAATAAAAAATAAAATACATAATAGTAATCTAATCTGATGATATCTCTTATATAATTATCAAAATTTTTTGAATTTTTTTTAATTTTTAATATTATTAATTTATGATATTTAAAATAATTTTCTTTATTTACCCAAACTTTGTTTAAAAATTTTATATATTTATCCCAAATTAATATTTTTAAGTCATCAGGTAATAATGTAATATATATAAGATTCATTATATATATTATAATTTAATTTATTTAATTATTTTGAGTAGTACATTTTTGTCTAATTGTTGGATTATCACTAATTCCATCCCATGTTATATTACATATTTTTGACAAAGCCCACTTTTCACAATCAGAACTAACTGTACCGGCTTCAAATGTATTGCATTTTGGATTTCCAGAAACAGCAGCTCCTTTTCCCATTTTTAAAGTATTACTACAATTTATTATTTGTTTGTTTCCTTTCATTTCCGTATCCATTGACCAATAGTCTGGACAATTACTTATTACAGGTGGGAATTTAGCATCATTTCCATAAACACTTTGATATATACCCCATCCAATCATTACTAAAGATATAATTAAAATTATAATAGCTACTTCTAATACCAATGAATTAAATCCCATTATATATAAATAATTATATTTTTTTCTTAGGAGTAAATATAATGGCTGGAAATGGTAGAATTTTTATACCAACATTAAACATTCAAGAACAATTTAAAATGTATGATAAAATTCCTCAAAAAGAAACCTCTTTTAGGGAAGCATTAACTGGAAATTGGAAAGAAAATGATTTATCTTGCAAATTTTTTTCAATTGAAAATATACGCTTTCTTAATAATGCCATAATTGATGGTGTAAAAAAACAATCTAATGGGTTATTTAATATAAGTACTCAAGATCAAGATGAATTAAAAATTATAATGAGGGCTATTTATTTAGAAAATGCAAAAAATTTATTAACTAATATTCCAGAACAAATCAATGAACTTAATAATTTAGTGTTACAATATTCAATTCCTCAAATTATATCATCAATGCAAAGTTATGCTAAATATATGCATGATATAACTAATATGTATACTCCTATGGATAGACCTATTTATTCAAATTTGGATGATAAAACAATAGAATTTAAAAGCTGGTTTTAAATTTTTTTTTATTATTTAGTTTTCTTTAATTTTAATTTTTGTTTATCACTTTGAATTTCTTTGTTCTCTCCATTTTGTAAATTATATCTATAAATTTTGTATTTTAAATAATTATTTTTTAATATACTTAAATCTTCTAACCAAATATTATAAATTGTTTTATTTTCTAATATTTTAACTTCTTTTTCTTTTATTTCTGTATCTTTCAATAGTTTATCTACTTTTTCTTTACAAACACTATCCATTGGAAGTTTTATTAAATAATCAAATTTATCATTTACTTTATCATATTTTTTTTCATTTAAAATTAGATAAATTTCTGATTCTTTCTTTTTTCTTAAGTCTATTTTATCATCTAAATTTTCTTTAATAAATCTTGATTTATTAGATAATACTTTTAATTCTAATTTTAAACTATCTAATTGTTGTTTTTTTCTTAAACTATATAATTCTAATCTTTTATTATAATAATCATCAATAATTTCTTGTGGAGAATTATATTTTTTTAATTTTTCATTATAATCAAAAAGATGCATATTTGTAGTTGATTGAAAACTATATAATTTGAGTATTTTTTCTAAACCATTTATATTTTCATCAATATTTTGAGACTCTAATTCTTGAATTTTATTTGGATAAAAATTAATTTGAATATCTATTTGTGTATCATTGCTTAAATCTTTATAATCAAATATATAAAATACATTATTAGTTTTTTTTTCTGTTTTCTTTTTATTTTCTAATAAACTAGCTAAATAATCTATATAATCTTGTGTCCAAGTACCTACAGGTAATTCTGTTACATGAACTACATTTTTTGTAATTGAATATTTTCCTTTTATTAAATATTTATTTTCATTTATTTTAATAATTTTACCTGTAAACCCTTCAAAATATGGTTCAATTACTTTTGGTTCTTTATTATTAATTTTATCTTCTAAATTTTCTATAATATCTAATGGATTATATGACAATATATCAGTACTAAATCCTGTACCTATTCCTTTTGAACCATTAACTAAGATCATTGGAATAATAGGAGCATAATATAAAGGTTCTACTTTTTCTCCATCATCTTCTAAATAATTTAATATATTATCATCTTCTATTTTAAAAATATCTCTTGTTAAATCTGCTAAGTGTGTAAAAATATATCTTTCACTTGCTGCATCTTTACCACCATGTAATCTAGTTCCAAATTGTCCTGATGGATGTAAAAGATTAATATTATTTGATCCTACATAATTTTGAGCCATGTTAACTATGGCTCCACATAAACTCATTTCTCCATGATGATATCCTGACTTTTCAGAAACATATCCACTTAGTTGTGCAACTTTAATTTCTTCATGTAAATTACGTTTAAAAGCAGAATACAAAATTTTTCTTAAACTAATTTTTAAACCATCCATTAAAGAAGGTATAGATCTATCATTATCATATTTTGAAAAATGAATTAATTCTTTATTTATAAATTCTTTATAAGTAACTGATTTTTTATTTGTGTCTAAATAACTATCTCTTTTATAATTTCCTAACCAATCTTTTCTATCATGTGTTCTTTTTTTATTAAATATCATATCAATAATATTATCTTTATCTTCTTTATCATGATTATTAATAAACATAACTTCTTTTTTATTAGCAAAATATTCTTTAAATTCTTTAGCTGTACTTGTTCCTAATCCTTTATAATATTTTATTTTCCAACTTTTATCATTATTTTCTTCTTTCCATTTAATATATTCTCCATCATTATAAAATAATAATTCTTTATCTTTTTTTCGAGCTTTTAAAATTGGTGTATTCATAAAACCTATAAAATTTTCTATATTAATTAATGATGGCCATTGTGCATCAAATAAATTAATTCCTAATCCTTTAATATGACTTCCATCTAAATCTTGATCTGTCATAAAAATTATTTTACCATATCTTAATTTTTTATCTATTAATTCACGAGTATATTCAACACCATTTTCAAGACCTAAAATTTGTTTAATTTCACATATTTCCTTATTTTCTGAAATTTTACTTATAGTTTCTCCTCTTACATTAAATATTTTACCTTTCATTGGATAAACACCAATATATTCCCTATCATCTTTTGAAAGTCCTGAAATAATTCCTGCTTTAGCTGAATCTCCCTCACAAAGTATAATTGTACAATCTTTAGATTTCTCAGTACCTGCTTTATTTGCATCTACTAATTTTGTAATATGCCTTAAATTTTTTACTTTTGAACCATCAGTTTTTTTAGCTTGTTTATTCTCTTTAATTTCTGTTAAAGAACATGCTGTATTCATAACTCCTAATTTTGCTATTTTTTCAACAAACTCATCACTGACTTTACAAGTTGATCCAAAATTAGATATTGGAGTGTTCATAAAATCTTTTGTCTGACTATCAAATGATGGATTTTCTATATCACATCTAACAAATAACATTAATTGTTCTTTAATAGTCATTGGCTTTACTTCTATTTTTTTCTTTTCTTTAATATAGTCGACCAGTTTTTTAGTAATTTGGTTTAAAATATATTCTACATGTTTTCCACCTTTACTTGTATATATTCCATTTACAAATGATACTTGAACAAATTCGTCATTTGGAGTAATACAAACAGCATATTCCCATCTTTCATTCGATTTTTCATAAATTCTAGGATGATTACTTTTTGTTCCTATATATAAATTTATATATTGTTCAAAATTTTTAATTGGAATTTGTTTATTTTGATATTTAACTTTTACTGTTTCATCTGTAACAGCAGCTATATCACAAATTCTTCTTTTAAATAATGCAATCATATCTTCACTTAGTCCATCTATTCCCAACCTTTTGTAATCTGGTTTAAACCAAACCTTTGTATATGATTTATTTTTACAATTTGTTATAACTGGTTTCTCAATTACATCTAGATTATTTTTAAATTCTTGTATATATTTTAAACCTCTATTGCTATCTACAGTTTCTATTTTTCCCCATGTTGACCAAATTAAAGCTAATTTAAAACCAAAACCATTTTTTCCTCCAGTTATTTTTTTTTCTGATTTATCATAATTTGTTGATGTTCTTAGATGACCAAAAATTAATTCTGGAATCCAAATTTTATATTCTGGATGTTGTACAATATCTATTCCTTCTCCGTCATTTAATAGAGATATAATATTTTCATTTATTTCTATTGATATATTTGTAACTTGATTTAAAGCTAAATCTTTTTTCATTCTTACAAAATGATCTCTGCAGTTTACAACTCCTTCATCAAATAATTTATACAGACCAGGAATAAGTTTTATTTCTTTATTTATAATGTTATTATTTTCTTCATTATAAATATATTGAATTGTTTCAACTTGTTCAATTGAACCAATATAAGTATCAGGATTATCTATAATATGTTGTTTATCACTTTTTTTTTGATATTGTTTAGATAATTCCTTTTCACTTTTCATTAATTAATATATTAATTTACATTTAAATTATTATTCAATTTTTTTAAATAAATAATTATATATAATAAAATGAGTAATAATCAAATATTAGATAATGAATTAGGTGAAATTCAAAGGAAAACTAATTTTTCAAATGTTAATTGTCAAGGAAAATATGCATTTAGATGTGATTGGATAAGACCAGGAAGACTTATGAATTTGCAACCAATAGTTGGTAAACCTCTACCATATAAATATATGAATGAAATGGGTTCTTTATTAACAAAAAATAGGATAAGAAGTAATTTAATTCAAAATGCAACATATGCAAGAAAAAATACAGTAGTATTTATTTCTAGACCAACTAATTGTTCAGACTCTAGTAAATGCGGTATATCACCTATATGTAATTTAAATACAGGAAATAAAAATCCTAATTTTACAAACAGATATTAATATTTAGAAAAAAAAAATTTTCTAATTATAAAATATAATGAAAAAAGTTATGAAAAGTGCAGATGGAAAATATCATGTTAAAGGCCAATCATTTGAAAAATTAATTGGATCAAGAGCTCAAGTTTGGCATGGTACAGCTTATAAAACAAAAGGAGACTTACGAAAAGAAGATTTATTAATGACTAAAAGAGGAAAAATTGTTTCAAAAAGAAAACATTTTACTGCTAAGAAAGAAAAAAGATTACAAAAACACGGATATTTTACAGTTAAAGGAAAATTTGGATATGTAAAAAAAACTCCATTAAAAAATAAACATGGTACTAAGAAAGGTATGGTAAGAAAAACTGCTAGAAAAGCTTATGAAACTAAGTCTGGAAAAAAATTATGGTAATTAACTATTATATTTTATTTAATTATATATATAATTAAATATGACTAATCCACCATCAATTTATGATCCACCAGATCCAGAAACTGTTAAATGCGTAATAGAAACAATTAGTGAAAATGCCAAAGGTAAGAGTAGTGATTCACCAGAATTTCGATTATATAAACAAATTACTGATAATCCAAACACAATTAATTTAATTATAGATAGAGGTGCTGGTAATAATTCTAAAGTGCAAGCTACTTGTAGTGAAGCTGTTGACATATTAAATAAAGGTCATCAAAATTGGTTATATATGGTTGGAAATTCATTATGGCCAAATACTAATATGACTCCGCCTCCTAAAATATCAACTTTACAATCTACTAATATTATGCAAGGAGGTTATAAAAAAAAAACAAAAAAAGTAAAAAAAATTAAATATTTAAAAAAAAATAAAAAATCATATAAAAGAAAAAATCTAAATTTAAAAAAATCAAATAAGAAAAAATCTAAAACTAATAAAATAAAATATTTAAAAATGAGATAAAAAACTTATAAAAAAAATATTCTAAAAATTTAAATTTATTTATTTAATTATCTATTCCACCATTCAGGTAATATTAAATTATCATTATCTATGAATTCAACTAAATTATATTTTATATATTTTTCAAATTCTTTTTTATTAATAATTAAATTATTTTTTTTATTTTGACAATATTTATCATATAAATAATCGATAGCAATTGGATAACTTTCATTTTTATTTTTTAAATCTCTCTTTATCTCTTCTATAGATTTTTCTATATCTTCCTTTTTATTCCAAATACTACATGTTATATTTAAAAAATATTTATCTTTTTCTATTACTACATCTGGATAATAATATTTTACTATATCTAAAATAAGTTTAGATTTTAAATTTGTTTGAACTTTACTCCATTGTTTAAATAATAAATTTAATTCATTTAATTCCAAATTCATTTCATCTTCAGATATTGTTTCATCCCAAAATTGAATAAAATTATTAACAATTGGTAATGATGGTGAAAATACATTTATAAAAATATCTTCGTCATTATTAAAAATAATTTTTTCTTTTAATAACAAACGAAATGTATTTTGAAAAATTAAATTTGGAATATTTTTATCTGATAAAAATTTTTTCCAAATATATAACATATTTTTAAATGATATTGATGAATTATCTGATTTTACTAATTCTTTGTTAATAAATTCATCAATAACTTTATCTATACTATTATTTTTTAAATAAAAACTATAAAATGTTAATTCATCATTATCTATATTTTCTAAAAATTTGTCTGAATTACAAAATCTATTTGAATAGTGAATTGCAACACATAAAATGTCTAGTATATTTTTATTTATTTCTAATAAATTAATATTATTTAATTTATATTGTAATAATCTATAGTTACTATGGTTATGTTGTTCGTGATATTTATATTTAAAATTGTTATTTAAATTAGTTCCAAAAAAAAAGTAACAATGATCCGATAATATTTTGAAAAATTCTTTAAAATTAATATTTATCAAATAAATTAAATCTTCGTTTTTTTTTAGGATACAATCTCCAATTATTGTTAAAAAATATTTTGTTTCTTCTTTACAAGAAAATATATAAGGAATTAATAAATTTAGACAATTTTGTATAGTATCAGAATTAGGAATAACTGTAAATATATTTTGATATTTAATTTTTTTAATAATTGTATCTTTAATTTTATATTTCCATGGTAATAGTTTTTTGTCAAGAGAGATATTGCTTAAAATATTATGTAATATATTATCTTCTTTAGTTGATTTAAATTGTAAATTATTATAGTAAATAAATATATCAGTGTTATTTATATAATAATAATTATTTAATTGTAAAAATCTATTTATAAATAATTGTTGATTATTATAATTTTCCACTTTTTTTTCTTCTCGAATATTTATTGTTTCTAATAAATTATTATGTTTTTTTTTTTCCTTTAAACAAATTTGTTCAAGATGATTAGATAAATTATTTTCTATATAATTATGTAATTTTTCTATAATTATTATATCTGATATATATTTATTGTATAAATTTTGAATAATTATTTTAAATTTATTATTATTTTTTTCTATATATTCTAATTCATTCATTATAATTATATTATGTTTTTTTTTAAACTTTATATTATTTTTAAGAAAAAAAATAATATATATTATTTTTAAATTTATTTTCTCTCGTATTATATTTATCTTATTATTATTTATTATAATTATAATAAATGTATATAAATATTATGTTATTTAATCTTTATAAATGAATAATTTAAATCTTAAAAATTATTTTAAATATTCTTTGTTATTTATTCCTTTAATTTCTGTTTATATACCAACAGTTGTTTATCCTGGTTCTGAAGATATTGGTAAAAATGTTCCCTTTAGACCACCAGGTTATGTATTTTCTATAGTATGGCCTATTTTACTTATACTTTTAGGGATTTCTTGGTATAAAAAGAGAAACTTAGGAATTTTAATAAATTTAAGTTATATTATATTAACATTGTTATTGTCTTTATGGTTAATTTTATATGATTTGAATAAAATATTTGGATTAATTGATATAATTTTTTCATTATTTATTACAATTTTTTTATTTGTATTTAAAATTCAAGATTTTAAAATAATAGAGAATTTAACTTTAATTCCATTAATTTTTTGGTTAATATTTGCAAGTATTTTAAATATATTTGCAATTAACTTAGAATAATATAAATTTAAAATAATTTTATAAGTATTTAAAGCTTTTTTTGATAATTGATCTATATGTCTAATATTAAAAATGTTTTAACAATTCAAACTGTCCAAATAGCACCATTTAGAACATTAATGACAGCTCTCAAAGATATACTTTTAGAAACTAATATTACTTTCCAGAAAGATGGAATCAGAATAATTAATATGGATAAGTCTCATACAATTTTAGCCCATTTATTTTTGGGAGCTAAAAATTTTGAATTATATGAATGTTGTTTAGATAAAATTGTAATTGGAGTTAATATGTTTCATTTATTTAAACTAATTAATACTATAGATAATGATGATACATTAACAATTTATATTGAAGAAAGTGATTATACAGATGGTATAGTCCATAATTTGGGATTAAAATTTGAAAATGGAGATATAAAACAATGTAAAGTTCAAAAATTAAGATTAATTGAACCTGATCAAGATGAATTAGAAATTCCAGATGTAAAATTTGCATCTGTTTTAAATATGCCTTCCTGTGATTTTCAAAAAATTATTCGTGATCTCTCTTGTATATCAGAAAAGTTAGAAATTAAATCAGTTGGTAGTGAACTAATTTTTAAATGTAGAGGGCAATTTGCTGAAGCTGAAATTAGAAGAACAGAATCGGATGGTAACATGGAATTTATTCAAAAACAAGATATTAGTAAAATTATCCAGGGAGAATTTTCTTTAAAAAATTTAAGTTATTTTATCAAATGTACTAATCTTTGTAGTCAAATTGAAATGTATTTAGAAAATAATCTACCTCTTGTTGTTAAATATAATGTTGCTTCCTTGGGAGAAATTAAATTATGTTTAGCTCCTTTACCTACTAATTAATTATATTATATATTTAAATAAATAATATAATATTAAATTTATATGAAATATCCTTTATTATTTCCAACAATTGGTCATGGAACTACTGATTTAATTGATAATCCAAAACTTACTTTACTTTTACATTCTGGTGGTTTATTAACAATAAAGTTTATACCAATTTATATTAAAAAATTTATATTAATTACGTCTTCAATTTTTCATATAAAAAGAGATATGCCTTTATATTTATCAATTTTTTTACATATTTTATGGTTAAAGTTTCCAATTTTATCAAAAACTTATTTGTCTTTTATTCATACTCCAATTCATTATATTAGATCTTATTATCTAACCCCAAAAAAATTTAAATTTAAATTTATAATAGGTGTCTTATCAAGTATTTGTTTAACATATGGAATAGAAAAAAATTTTGATATTAATATTGAAAAATATCTAGGTAAATTTTGGTGGATATCACCTATTTTAATTCATATTTTTATTACAGAATATATAATATATAATAATAGTTTAAATTTAAATAAAAGAAATAAACTTAATTTAGTAAATATTTTAAATTAGTATAATATTAAATGATTATTAAATGATTTAAAATTTTTATATTTAATCACTAATATGTTTTTTAAAAATACATGAATCATTAACTATATCTAATTCTTTATTTAAATCTGATGAATCTTGAAATTCACATGTTTTTAACCAGATTTTTATAATGCAAAAATTTTTTTTTGGAGATATTGTTATTCCATTAACTAATTTATTTTTTTCTATATTATTAAATATATTTTCTCCTACCAAACTATATGTTAAATTTTCCCAAGTATCTTTAACAAATTTATTTATTACTTTAAATGAAATACACCCTCCATTTTTGTTTGATTCATCTTCCCACATAGGAGAAATATTTTCACGCATTATAAAAAGCATACAATTTTTTATACATTTTTCAGGTAAATTTTCTATTAAACTTATGCATTCTTCAACTTTATTAAATGTATATATTAATTTATAACTTTTAATGCTCCAGTCTACATCATGAGGAAGATGGGCCCATAAACTCCAATGAGTTTCTAATAAATTTATAGAATTTGTAGTTATTTGTTCCACTTCCATATTTATAATATTTTTAATATTTTTTATATTGTTTATTTAATATTATTTAATATATTCATATTATTAATAATTTCATAATTATTTTTTTTTATTATAATTGAATTAAATTTATTTAATTTATATTCTTTTACTTGATTATCTAAAATTAAAATATAATAATTATTTTCTAAATTTATGTTTATATTTAATATATTATTACTATACCATTTTATAAACTCATAATCAAATAGTAAATTATTTAATATATAAAAATTTGGATTATTTAAATTTAAATTATAACTTTTATTATCTACTACTAATTTTAATGATAAAAATATTTTATTTGTTTTGGTGTAACAACAATTTTCTTTAAAATCTTTAATATTTTTATACCTGATAATATTATTATTATCTTTTAATAATATAAAATCATAATCATTTATATCTAAACTAAATATATTTTCATGTATTTTATTTTTTATAAATTTATTATATTCTAAATCATATATAATAATTTCTTCACCTTTTTTTACAAATATTAATTTTTTATCTATTTTTTTTTTAATTAATAAATTATATATGTTATATTTTTTTAGAAAATTATATATTGAGAAAACTCCAATTAATTGTATTAAGACATTAATTCCTGAAATCATATATCTATTATTTATAAATTTTATCTAAATAATATTTATATAAATATTATTTATATAATTCTATTATTCTTTATGATTTATTATTGAAAGCTATTTTTATTTATTAAAATTTAAAACTTAAATCTTAATTCTTAATTTTTAACTTGACGAAGGAGTAGTAATTGGTTCCCATGTCGCTGGATCTCCACCTATATTTTTACTTGATGAAGGAGTATTAGTTGGTCCCCATGTCTCTGGATCTCCACCTATATTTTTACTTGATGGTGGAGAAGAAGGAGGTCCCCATGTTGCTGGATCTCCACCTATATTTTTATTTGATGAAGGAGAAGAAGGAGGTCCCCATGTTGCTGGATCTCCACCTATATTTTTATTTGATGAAGGAGAAGAAGGAGGTCCCCATGTTGCTGGATCTCCACCTATATTTTTAATTATTCCTTCTGCTATCTCTTGGCCTATATCTTTTCCTATATGACGCCCTATTTTTTTACTAAACTTACAATATCCAATACTTGGATTATTAGTCATTTGTTCCCATTCACAATTATTTATTAAACATTGATATTTATTACTTATTAAATCACATGTAAGCATATCTATGTCTTCTGAATTTTTCTTTTCTATATTTACTAAAGATTTATTTTGAGGATCAATACCAAAAGCAATTAATAGTAAAGTTGTAATTACAGTCATAAATATAAATGGAATAAAAACTATTAACCATGCTATTATATTTAAATTTTTAGCACATAAAATATTTAAAACACTTGCAAAAACTATCATAACTATAAATTTTAATAATGCTATATTATAATGTTGTCTAAATATATCAATAATTATTTGAATTATAGAAAACCCTATATATAAAACTACTGGTCCGCATAAATTTAAAAAATTCATATATATAATTAATTAATAATTTAATTAATAAATTAAAAATTTATCTTATAACCAATATAATTTACCTTCTTTATAAAATCCAACCTTATCACCTATTTCATCTTCTTCTTGAATATAATCATATACAATACCATTTTTTTCACTTGTAGTAAAATATGTTTTTCCATTAATTTTTATTTCATATGCTTCTTCCTCCTCATCCTCTTCTTCTTCTTCTTCTTCCTTTTGCTTTTCTGCTTCATTGTCTTCTTCTTCTCTTTCTTCTTCTTCTTCTTCTTCTTCTTCTTCTTCTTCTTCTTCTTCTTCTTCTTCTTCTTCTTCTCTTTCTTCTTCTTCTGCATCTCTTTCTTCTTCTCTTTCTTCTTCTCTTTCTTCTTCTTCTTCTCTTTCTTCTTCTTCTTCTTCTTCTTCTTCTTCTTCTGCTTCTTCTTCTTCTGCATCTCTTTCTTCTTCTCTTTCTTCTTCTTCTTCTTCTTCTTCTTCTACTACTTCTTTTGCTCCTTCTTTTGCTTCTTCTTCATTGTATTCTTCTTCTTCTTCATCTTCATATTCTTCTTCCTCCTCATCCTCGTCTTTTTCATTTTTTTTTTGCAAATATTCTTCTACTACTTTATTATTTAATTCTTTAATTCCTTGATTAGCTAAAAAATCAGCAATGTTATTTTTTAAATTTTTACTATGGCCTTTTACCCAATTCCATTCAATTGTATGTATATTACATAATTCATCTAGTTTTTGCCATAAATCTACATTTTTTACATCTTTATTTTTTGAAGTTTTCCACCCATTATTTTTCCATGTCTGAATCCAATTAGTAATTCCATTTATAACATATTTGGAATCTGTATTAATTTCAATATATCTATGATCTTTAAAATATTGCAGAGCTTTAATCGTAGCTAAAAGTTCCATATAGTTATTTGTAGTATCTTTTAATCCTCCACACAATTTTTTTTCTTCATTATTATCAATAATTAGTACACCCCATCCTCCATCACCTGGATTACCTTTGCAAGCTCCATCAGTATAAATAATTACTTTTTTTTCTATTGTATTTAAAAACTCAGTATGAATAATTTTTTTATTACAAATTTTATTAGAATTTTCAACTGACTCATTATCTGTACTATAAAAATCTTTTGTTTCTTCTTGAGATTCACTTTCATTTTCACTAGTTAATTTATATTCACTATTATCTATAATTTTATTTTCATCAAACTTAATAATATTTTTATAATTTTGTTCTAATTTATTATTTATACAATTCTCTTTTTCAATAATTTTAATTTCTATTGATTTATTATTTTCTTTTTCTAACATCTCTTTTAATTGGTCATTTTCTTGTTTTAAACTCTCTAGATCTTTTACTAAATTTTTATACTCTGGTAATGAATATAATATATCTGTAATTATTTTTAAATTACTTGATGATAATTTTAAATCATTAATTAATGGTAATAAATGTGAAGATAAAATTTTATTTACATCACTATTAATATTAAATAGTAAACTATCTATCTCATTTTCACAAGAATTCATTACTATTATATTTTAAAATGTTTCGTTTAATATAGTTTAAAAAATAAATTATTATATTTATATAATATGGAAAATATGGAAAATATAGATGAAAATGAATCAGGATTTAAAGATATTCAAGATGAAACAGAGAGAGAACAATATAACATAGAAAAAAAAGAAAAGAGAGAGAAATATATAGAGTTAATGAAAGAGAGAGATAAAAATATAAAACAAGAAATAATTAATTTAGTAATGAGACAAACTACCTATTCAGAAGAAGAAGCTAAAAATGAGTTAGAAAAAAATAATTACAAATTTCATGATGTTTTAAAAAATTTTATGAACAATAATATAGAAAGCAATAATATAGAAGGGAAAACTCAAAATAAACCAATTAATGTTCAACAAACAATTTTTAAAGAAATAAGAACAATGATGGATTCAGCATCAAGAAAGCAAAGATGGGAATCTGAATTAAATAGAAGAATACAAGAACAAAAAAAAGACTAAAATATATTTAACAAGGTCCTCGTAAATTAGGTGGAGGATTAATAACTTTTTTAAATAAATATTTTGTGGAAATACATATTAATGCCTTATTTTCTTTAATTGCTTGCAGATGAAAATGACGATGCTCACAATCATTTAATTTAGAATTAATAATTTTTTCGTTTGTTAATATTTGTTGTTTTTCTATAATATTTGATGGAAATAAAGTTAAATCAATATTTGAAGAATATTGACAATTTAAAAATTTATTTGTTTTATAAATTGCAAATCCATTAAATGCTGAATAAACAGATATTAAATCATTGTCTTTTTCTTTTTTATAATAATTAAGTAATTTATTAAATTCATCTCTCATATTATTAACAACTTTTCTCCAGTTTGTAAAATGAAAAAAACTATAAATATATGGATCAAAAGATAGTGCCCAAGTATCATAATAGCCTGCTTCTCTATCAAAAGATAAAGAATCCCAATTGTTTAATAATAAAGATTCTTTTATAACATCAATATTAATATCACCAACACAAGCATATTCATTTGAATCCATCATAATAAAATATTCATATGTATTATATTTATCTCTAATTATTTGTAATAATGTATTTCTTGCAAATGCGATTTGCTGAGTTTTTATATTTGACCTTTTTTTATTATTTATTATAATTTCCATATTTTTATTTTCTTTATTAAAGTTATTTAATAAATCTAATGATTTATCTTTTGAATGATCATAAAATACTAATATTTTAATATTAAATGTAGTTTCTAATTTTTTTATATTATTTAATACAGAGGGTAATCCTTGTTCATTATTAAAAACACAAAGACATATACAACAATTATTCATATAATATTATTAACTTATTATTATAATAATTTTAACTTATTATTATAATAATTTTTACTTATTATTATGTTAAATTAAATTGTTCTTGCATAATACTAGTTTTATTAAGTATATTTGATGATTTTTTTACTTTATATCTAGAATTTATATTTCCTACTTTATTATTAATTAGAAAATCATCATTATCGTCATGTAATTCTGGTAATTGCCTACATAAAGGTTTATCAACAATTAATAAAAGTCTTTCAGTTGTTAAAATTTTTCTATATTCTTGAATTGTTAAATTACCATAGTATTTATCTAAAATATAATATGGATTAGGTGCTGGTTTTATATTTTTTTCATAATTATATAATTTTCCATAAATAAAATTTAATAATGCATATCTTTCCATTTTAGATGCCTGATCTATATTTTCATCCATTAAATACGCACATGCACATTCACATGAACAAAAACATCCATATACAAAATATGATTTATTAATTTCATATTTAGGAATGTAAATTGGAGGACTATCAAAATCATAAGTACACCAAAAACAACTTGATTTTTTATCAGGTATATTATTAGTATGTAAATTTATACTTAATTCTTTTAATTTTTTATGAATTTCTTTATTAATATCTGTATTTTCATTATCTTCCTCTTCATATTCATATTTTATATTTTTTTTTTCTAATATATTTTCTTTATTGGCATTGTTTAAAAAATCATAGCATAAATTATTTATTTTTGGATCAGGAAAGGTATAAGAATCTAAACTCGAATTATTTTTATTACTTTCTAATAATAAATCATTTGAATTACATTTCAAATGTAAAATAATATTTGGCTTAATATTTTCTATAACTGAAATTGGTTTAAAATTCTCTATAATTTTTCCTCCTTTAGGTTTTCTTCCTCTTTTTTTAGGTATTTTAATTGTTTCCCCTTCTATAATTAGGTTTTCACTTTTAATTGCACTTGATAATTCAGATGTATAATTATCTATTAAATCTATATTATTTTCATTTTTAGGTTTTCTTCCTCTCTTTTTTTTTTCAACTATTAACATATAATTTTAATTACTTTTTTATAATTTAAATAGTTTTTAAATATATTTAACATTTAAGGATACTTATTAATAATACTATACCTACTATTTGCCAAACACTAGTTACTGGTTTTATTCCTGGAATAAGTTTTATTAAAACATTATTCCATAAATATTGTCCAAAAAATAAAAGAATAAATAACCACAAAATAAAACCTATAAATACCCCTAAGACTTCTGGTTTTGTTAAAGATTGACCAACCATTACTTTTCCTCCAGCCATTAAAACTTCTTTCATTATATTATTATAATAAAAAAAAAAATTATAGACATTAAAATTTAATCTATAAAATTGTTTAGATGAATTACTTTTAATTAAATTAATTGATAAAAAAATTCAAAATTAAAAAAAAAATTCTAAATTAAAAAAAAAATATATATTCTAAACAATAAAAATTATTAATTACTAAATTAATTTTAATATAATATTTTAATATAATATTTTAAATTAAGGTAGAGTTTAAAATATTGTAACATTTTCTACATGTTGCTATATAACTTTCTTCTGAACCTATTAATGTTTGACTATTATTGGTATTATTAATTCTATGCGAAAATATAGCAGATTTTTCTTTTTTGCAATACATACAATTTGCTTTTAATTTTATAACAGAATCACATAATGGAATTAAATCTAAAATATATCCAAATTTATTTTGTTGAAAATCTCCGTCTAAGCCAGATATATAAATACTTTTATTTTTATTTAACATTTTTTTAACAAATGATACTAAATCTTGAAAAAATTGTCCTTCATTAATTAATATTATATCATAGTTATTTATTTGTATTTTATTATTATTTAATAAACTTTCTAAATTCTTTACCTTTATACAAGGTATTTTAATTCCAGAATGAGATACAATTTCATCACTACTATATCTTACATCTAAATAATTATTAATTACTAAAATATTATTAGAAGATTTATATTTATTATAAATACTTTGAATCCATTCTGTTTTTCCAGAAAACATTGATCCAACTGCAATTTCCAAATATCCTATTTTTTCCATTTTTAATTTATTATATATTAATAATTTTATTTCAATATTTTTAAAAATTTTTAAAAATTATTTTTTTGTTTCATTTTTATCTATTAAAAAAGATAGTAATTTTTTTCTTTTTATGCCATTTTTAATATTATTTTCTTTTTCATATATAGAGTTTTATCCTAATAAATCTATTTCAATCATATCTAATTCTGAAAATAAAAATAAAGATATAAATCCCATAAAAAAAATTTGCCAAATGTTTCTAATTAAAATGTATTTTTTTTCAATTGGTAAAATTTCTAATTTACTATTGATTTCTTTAATTATTTTATTACTATTTATTATATCTTTATCTTTTATTAAACATATCCATCTATGTCCTTTATTATTAGTAACAACAACACAATTATGATTAATTGATTGTTGAATTTTTATTATATTATTTATTTTTATTTCATTGATTAACTCTTCAATAGATATGGTCTTTTCAATAGGCGGTGGAATTAATCCATAAACTGACCAATGAGCAAATTTATCTATTTTATTAGATTTATTATTGTTATTAGCCAAGATAGATAATGCAAAATTACTAGTTAAAAAATCTTCTCTTTTTAAAAAAATATTTGGGTTTTTATTAAAATTAAAAGATATACAAAAAATATTTATAAGAACATTAACTAACATTTTTATATGAAATAATTTTTAGTATTTAAATTATAATTATTACATTGAATTATTTAAATTATAAAAAAAATTATTAAAAGTATAAAGTTTTAATTATTAAATGAATAATAATTATATTCCATGGGTTGAAAAGTATAGACCTAGACATTTTGATCAGATTGTTTTATCAAATAGTAATAAAATTATTTTGCAAAATATTTTAAAAGAAAATTATTTTCCTAATTTGTTATTATTTGGTCCTCCAGGAACTGGAAAAACTACTACTATTATAAATTTAATAAATTCATATCAAGAAAAAAATAATGAAAAAAATAAAGGATTAATGATCCATTTAAATGCCTCTGATGAAAGAGGTATAGATATTATAAGAAATAATATAAATAATTTTGTAAATTCAAAAAATTTATTTAATAATGGTACAAAGTTTATTATTTTAGATGAAGTAGATTATATGACAAAAAATGCTCAACAAGCTTTAAAATACTTATTAGAAATTAATAATAAAAATGTAAGATTTTGTTTAATATGTAATTATATAAGTAAAATTGATGAATCATTACAAAATGAATTTATGAGATTAAGATTTAATCAGTTACCAAAAGAAGATATAATAAAATTTTTATCTAATATAAATATTAATGAAAATTTAAACTTTTCTATAGAGGAATTAGAAGAAATCCAAAGAATATATAAATCTGATATTAGAAGTATGGTTAATTATATTCAATCAAATCAACATCTAATAAATAATAAAAAAATTTTAAATGATAAAATATTAATAGATTTATTAGAAAAATTTAAAAAAAATATTTCTCTCGAAATATTTAAATCAAATCTTTATAAAATTAGTGATATTTATTCAATTGAAATGAAAAATATTATAAAAAATCTAATTATTTATATTATTAAAAATAAAAAAATAAATAATAATTTTTTAAGTAATATAGAACTAATTATGCATCAAACAGATTCGTCTATAACTTATAATATATCCTATTTATATTTTTCTATTAAAGAAATTTCTAATTTTTTATAGTTATAACTTCTTTATCTACAATATTATATTCAAAAAGTTTTAATCTTTCTTTTAATCTAAAATTCCATGAACTTGGAGATGATGTTTTATATGGATCAAATATATTAGATGTAACCATATAGGCTTCATCAGTAGAAAATAAAATTTGTTTATTATTTACTTTTTCATTATTATTAGATGGAATTTCAACTTTTTCATTAATGTTCTTATAGAGAGAAGCCATTTTATTTTAATAAAAGAAAATAATTGAAATAGATTAATTTAAAGAAAATTATAGATAAATAATAATGGATGATTTAGATGAAGAATGGCAAAATTTTTTAGAAATTTCTAAAGATAAAGATAATGAAAATGATAATAATGATATTGATCATTATAATAATGAAAATAGTCGAGATAATATTACACATAAAGATATAGCTTTACATAATAAAGAAGTTCCTAAACCATCTCCAATTTATATATCCACTAAAACTATTATTAGTTATATAAATTCTACAATTAATCTATATGAATTATTTTGGCAACTTCCTTTACTTTATTATCATGAACAACGTGAAGGAATAATAAAAAAACAAATAAAGATTAATTCATCTTCGCCTGAAGAAGTTGAAAATTTAAAAAAAAAAATTAATACAGATCATTTTATAGATGAACAAATAATTAGTCATATAGAAAATCCAAATGGAAGAATTAAATACAAAGATATTAGAAAAATAAGTATTGGAATATCTAAAAAAGATATATTAAGTTATAGATCAAAAAAAAAAGGAGCTTTTTACAACTGTTTTGTTTTAATTTTAAGAGTATTAGATAATAATATATTTAAGGAAATACATATAAAAGTATTTAATACTGGAAAATTAGAAATTCCAGGAATACAAAATAATAAATTATTATATAAGAGTTTAGAATTATTAATTAAAATATTTAAATCTATTACTAATAATAATTCATTAAATTATATTAAAAATGAAGAATCTACAGTATTAATTAATTCTAATTTTAATTGTGGCTTTTATATTGATAGAGAGAAATTATTTAATATATTAAGATTTACCTATGGAATTAATAGTTGTTATGATCCATGTTCTTACCCTGGAATTCAATGTGAATTTTATTATGATAAATCTATTACTAATAATACTGGTAAACAATTATCTGAAAATAATAATTGTAATATTAAAATATCATTTATGATATTTAGAACAGGCAGTGTATTAATAGTAGGAAAATGTAATGAAGAAATTTTATATTATATATATAATTATATTAAAGATATTCTTAAAAAAGAATTCTATAATATTGCTACTAAAATTATTGAAACTATTCCTCAAAATAAAATTAAAAAAATAAAAAAAAAATATATATATTTTACTATAAAAAATTAATTTTTAAAAAATAAATCTATTACTTTTTTTGGTGATTTATTTATAAAGTTATCTGTATTAAAACAGGAAATATTGTTTATCATATTTTCATCTATTTTATATTTTTTTATTTTTGATATTAAAATATTTAGATAATTAAGTACTAATTCTAAATTTAAGTCTTGGTTTTTTAATTGAATTAATAGTGAATATATAAATTTACTAATAAATATCATTATTAAGGTATCATTTTTTTTATTATTATAAATGTAATTAAATTCTAATACATCTTTTATTAAATATAGAATTGAATTGATTATTAAAAAATTTTTTTCGATATTGTCTTTAAATTGTTCAATATTACCTGATATTTTTATTAATGTAAAAAATATATAAGTTAAATTTGTATATATACTACAAATTTCAAATATTTCTTGATTAGAACAATTATATTCTTGTCTATATTTATTATCTATTTCATATATTGTTTTTTTATAAACAAATAAAGATGCGTCTTTGCCATTTAATTGTAAAAAACTATGATTTACATTATCTATTTGTGATATAAATTCTATATATAAATAAAAACTTTTTTGGCTATAAAAATTTGCTGTACTTAAATTTCTTGTGTATAATAAAGTATTTAAAAATACATTATTAAGAGTTTTTAATCCATTTAAAAACAAATAATTATAATACTCTTTATTTATAATTTTTGTATTTTCTATATAAAGTATTTTGTAATCTTTAATTAAATTTATATATTTAATCAATATTTCTTCTAAACTATCATTTAAATAAGTTTTATATGTATCTGGATTATTTAAACTAGATATAAATATAGACTCTGAAAATTCACTCATAACTGTCATACAATTATAATAATTTTATTTATTTTATTTTATTTATTAATTATTAAATATTAATTATTAATTATTTAAATTTAAAAAAATAAATAATTAATAAATAAGTATTTAAAGTTTTTAAAATTAAAGGTATATAAAATGAATGAAGAAAGTAGTTATAAACTTCCAAATAATTCGGTTTGGGAACATGTTTCTAAACTAGCTATAGTTGAAGATAAACCTATTATGATGGACTATTGGGTTGAATCTTTAGATAAAAAAGCTCTTATAGGAGTAAGGGAGAGTGGAGAAAAATTATTAGTAAAAAATGCAGAAGAATATACAAGTCCTATAGCTAAGATTTATAAAGTTTCTGAAACTTTTATTATTTGCACAGAAAATTCCATTTATTTAACCAGTGCAGAAATTCCTACAAAAAAAATATCATAAATAAAAAAAAAATAATATTTACTTTTATATTATTTTTAATTTAAAAAAATATTTAAAAAAATAAATAATAATTTAAATGTTTTTTTTAATATTTTTTATATAAATATAATATATTTATTAATATTTATATAAATATTTTATGATTAAATTATTTTAAATAAATTAAAATATAATATTGTTAGAAATATAAATAATAAAATAGAAAATATCCAAATTATTTTATCTCCATGATTTATATTAAATATTCCTGATTTTAATGAAGGAGCTCCCATTGATTTAAAATTCATTCCAAAAAATCCTGTTATAAAAGATAAGGGTAAAAATATTGTAGCCACTAATGTTAATAAATGATTTTGAAAAGAATTTAAATAATCTATTTGATGTTTAATATATTTTATGTAAAAATCTATTTTTTCAATTGAATTTTTATCATTTTTTTCAAATGCAATTTTTTGATATTGATATAGGTAATCTAATATAGTATTTGCCGACTTTAATGTCCAAGTTTTTTTTTTATCAATCATTACTAATATTTCATCTAATGGTAATATAACTTTTGGTATCTTTTTTACTCCTGGATGAAATACACCTATATCATTTGTTTCTTTTAAATCTTTCTCATTAATATCATTATTATTTATAATTTTTAAATTATCCATATATATTTATCCAATAATTTATTTTATTTAATTAGCATATTTTTTTGTATAAATTTTAGCATTTTCATCATGTTTTATTTTATTTTTTTTATATAAATTTGCAATATCTGGCATTAAAGGATCATCAGGATTTGGGTCATCCATTAATGAGCAAATACTTAATAATATTTGACTAATAGTTAATGCAGGACTCCATTGATCTTTTAGAATATCTAAACATATTCCTCCACTACTATTTATATTACAATGATATATTTTTGTTGTAAAACGAATTTTAGGTGGGTTAAACGGATAATCTTCAGGAAAATTTATTTCTAAATTAAACACTCCTCCTTTATATGGACTTTTCTCTGGACCTATTATAGTTGCTGTCCAATTATATAGATTATCACCAATTATACCCGCTGAACAATTATAAGGAGGATTAGTACTTATTTCCTGTAATTCTTTTTGAATTCTTTTTAAAGTACTCATATTATATATATAATTTTTATATATTTAAATCTATTTATTTATAAAATTTTTTATTTTTTCTAACACTTTTTTATTAGTTAAAATTAACCAATGATTTGATTCAACATAAAAAGTTTCTACATCATTAATATTTTTTATAAAATTTGTTTTATCTAAAAATTTTTTTGCTACTTTTTCAATTATTGGAATATTGAAAAATTCATATTTACTTTTTATTATTAAAAATGGAACTTTTTCATATAAAACTATTTTTTCACTTAGAATACTTAAACATTCTTTTTTATTATTATTTATTAAGTCTAATACTAATTTAGTCATTTTGTCTATTATTCCATCTTTTAAATCTTCTTTTTTTGGTATATTTAATACTCCAGAAATTAATATAATTTTTTTTATTAAATTTATATTTTTAATATCTAATTTTTTAAAAGAAGATAATAATAAATGTGATGCTGCCGAATATGCTATAATTATAATTTCTCCATTAGTATTCATTTCATATTTTATTAAATTATTATTATAAAATAAACATTTATTTATATTTTTTATTAAATCTTCTTTCATTTCATTAATTTTTGGAAAATAGTTACTACTATAAATCCAATATATAATAAATATAAGTAAAAATAAACCTATATAATAATCAATATTTATTGTTATTAATAATAAAATTATATTACTACGTATAGATAAAGGTTTAAAAAATTTACCTCTATATCTTACAATAGCACATGAATAGCCTTCATTAACTAATTTATAAAGTATCCTTTTATTACAAATATCTGCAATTTTATATATTATCGGAAAATAACCTAACCAACCTGTACCACCTATATATAAAATAAGTGGTAAAGATTCCTTATTTAAATTTTCTTCTGCATATATAAATTCGATACTTTGTTCAAAATTCTTTTTATTTATTAATTTATTTTTAATTTTCATATTATAAAGTTTGTTGTAATATTTTTCTTTGTTCTAAACTTAATTTTTCTGGATAATCTATTTTAAATTTTATTATTAAGTTTCCTATATAATTTTCTCTTTTAATACCTAGTTTTGATATTATTTGTTGTTGTCCATCTTTAATTATACTAGAACCATCATTTTTAATAGTATAAATTTTTCTATTAATATGGTGAATATTAAATGAAAAACCACATAATGATTCTTTTAATGTTATATTTTTAAAATAAATTAAATCTAATCCATTTCTTTTAAATATTTCATTTTCTAATATATTTATTTGTATTTTTATATCTCCGTTTATTATATGATTTATACTATTTCCTTTATTTTTAATTAATATAATTTCATTATTATCTATTCCTTGAGGAATAGTAATATAAATAGTTTCTATTTCAGTAGATATCTTATTATTGTATTCTATTTTTTTTTCTATTTCAATAGGTATTATACATCCTAAATAAGATTGTTCTAAACTTAATTCTAATCTTTTATATATTAGATCTGGAAATATTATATCTTTTTTATATCTGTATTCTTTATCTTGAATTATTTCTTTTTGATTACTTTTTATATCTAATACATTAGATCTATTTTCTTTGGAATATTTAAAATATTGCAAATCGTATAAAGTTTTTTTATTTATATCATTTAATATTTCATAGGCGTTTAATATTTTTTTATAATATTCTGTAGTTTTTTTATCTTTATCAGGATGATATTGTAATGATAACTTTCTAAAAGATTGTTTTATTTCTGATTGACTAGCTTTATCTGATACATTTAAAATATTGTATAAATTTTCTAATTTTTCATTATCCCATGACATATTAGTTAATAATAACAAAAACTTAAATATTAATTAACGAATAATTTTATGAAAGATTCTTTAATATATAAATATTCACCTAAAAATATTATAGATTTAGAAATTAACCAATCTACTAAAACATTAATAAAAACTTTTATTGCAATGGATAATTTAAATATATTATTTGTGGGAAGTTCAGGATGTGGAAAATCAACATTAATAAAAATTATTATTAATGAATACTATAAAAATATTCGAAAAGATATAATAGATAATAATATTTTAACTATTAACAGCTTAAAAGAACAAGGAATTTCATATTATAGGAATGAAGTTAAAACGTTTTGTCAAACTACCTCTTCAATTAAAAATAAAAAAAAAATATTAGTTTTAGATGATATTGATATAATTAATGAACAAAGTCAACAAGTTTTTAGAAATTGTATTGATAAATATAATCAAAATGTACATTTTTTAGCATCTTGTATAAATCCTCAAAAAGTAATTGATAGTTTACAATCTAGAATTCATATTGTTAAATTAAAACCATTTTCTAATGATCAATTAATAAATATCCTAAATAAAATTATATATAATGAAAAAATTTTTATAAATGAATCTGCCATACCATTTATAATTGCAGTTTCAAATAATTCTATAAGAATATTAATTAATTATTTAGAAAAATTTAATTTATTAAAACAAGTTATTACTTTAGAAATAGCTCAAGAAACTTGCAGTAATATTTTATTTGAAGATTTTATTAATTACACAATTTTTTGTATTGAAAATAAAATAAATGAAGCAAATAAAATTATATTGAATATTTATTCAAAAGGATATTCTGTAATGGATATATTAGATAGTTATTTTATATTTATAAAAATTACAACATTATTAAATGAGGAACAAAAATATAAAATTATTAAAATAATATGTACGTATATAACTATTTTTCATATTATTCATGAAGATGAAATTGAATTAGCTTTATTTACAAATAATATAATATCAATATTACATTAATATTACATTAATAATTAGTAATATATAGTATTTAATTGTAAAAATAATATAATATTATTATTAATTAATGAAACAAATTTTTTTAGAAATTCCTGAAAAAAACTTATTAATTAATTTTTTAAACGCAATTTGTAATAATACAGATAATGATTTTTATATTATTGATAAATCTATATTCAGAAAAGCTTGTTATAAAAATTTATTACAAGAATTTTATATTTCATTAAAAATTTATTATTTTAAATCTAAACAATTTTATTTAGAGAGAGAAATTACTTATAAAAATTTTCTAACTGTAATAAGACAATTATGTAATTGTCTTAATATTAAATATGAATATTTAAAAAATTTTAGTAATTCTAATTATGAAATAATTTATAAAATTAGCAAAATTAACTAAAATATTTTATTTTTTTTCCGGGGGGAGCTAATAATCCTCCGCCAAATCCTACTAAAAACCACATAACATGATAAATTACAATTGTAACTAAAAAAGTTATAAATATAGCAATTATTAATCTTGCATTATTTAATTTTCCTTCATCTCTTTTTTTAACCCAATTAAAACTATTTTTAACATAATCACTTATTCCATAAATATTATTATCAATAGATAATCTAATATGAACTGCTAAAGATGCTGCAATAGCTCCAACCATTGAATATAATATAAATGCTTTAAATAAATCATCTTTTCCATTAGGAAATAAATTATATAAAGCCATTATAGTTTATATATATATATATTATATATAAATTATTGGGAAATAAGTATATTTTTCCCAAGTTGAGTTTCACTATTTAATACTTCATCAACATTAAGATACACAAACCAATTATAGTTGTTTCTTTTTAATAATTCATCTTGAGGTATATATATTCCAAATCTTTCACAATTAAAATCAATAAACGAATTTCCTAATAATCTATCTAAATCTACTAATGATCCATTTTTATCTTTTACCCCTAATAAATCAGGTGGAATTACTAATAAATTTTCTTTATATTGTAAAAACCAATCATTTATTAAATTATCAAATTGAATGCTATTTGTAAAATTATTTGCATAAAGATTTTCTAAATATGATATATACTCTGCAATTAAATTACATCCTTTTTTACATCCTAAAATTTTTGTATTTGGTGAATATTTATAAGATGTATTAGATCTATTTACTAGTTCACCTATAATAACTTTATCTTCTCTTAAATTTTCATATATATTTATAAATGATTTTTCAGCTATAAATGATATAGGTATTATTATTCCTCCATAATTATAGATTAATTGAAATAAACCTAAATTTCTTAATCCTTCTCTTATTGGTTCTGGTGAAAATGCTAAATTAATGGGAAAATTTGGTATTAATTTTTCAAAACTATTATCATTTATTAAACATATATGGAAATCTTTCCCATATTTTTCTATAATTGATCTTAATGTTAAATATAAATAATCTTGATTTAAATTTAATGACATTCTTGATCCAAATGTTTCCCATCTTCTAGCATTCCAATCATAAGTTACATGAATCCAAATAATAGGTTTATTTATCTTTGCTAAAGATTTTATATCACTTAAAAAAAATTTCTCAACTAAATTATAACTATCTAATTTTTTATTATTTTTTTGTTTTTTCTCCCATAAATTAAATAAGAAACCTATTAATACTATAATAATTATTGAATAAATTGCTTTTTGGCTAATCATATAATATATATTTATATTATTATTATTTATCCATGATTTGTCGCATTGATCTTAACCTTAAATCGTTCATTTTTTGCATATTTTCATCTTCTTTTATTAATTTAAACGCTCTTTGAGTATTATATTTATTATCTAATTCTATCTTTTCATTTAAAATTTTTTTAGCTTGTTCTAGTGAAGGAACTATAATTTTTTCTCCTCTTTCTTTTTTTAAACTAGATAAACTTTTGTTATTAATAATATTTAAATCTTTATTTGTTATAGGTATTATACTTTCTTGATGGGCTTTTTTTAAATCTTCAAATTGTAATGTACTAAATATATCACTTGAATAATTTTCTGGTTTCTCTCTAATTAAATTATATCCATTTGTTTGTATTTCTTCAATTTTATTATATTTTTCTAATGATTTTATTTTATTTTTTTTTTTTTCTAACTGTTTTTCTTGTTCTTCTTTACTTAATCCTATATAATTTTCTATATCTTCATTAGATTTTAACCAATCTTCATAACCATTTTTTGAAAATTCATCTACTAAATTAGTCTTTTCAAATAATTCATTAAACCATTTATTAAAATCTTTCTTAATTGAATTACTCTGTAAGGCATTTTTTATTACTTCCTCATTGTTATTATCAAAAGGTCTATATTCTGTACTTTTTTGGGATGTTTGTCTAAACTCATAAATTCCATATATAATTTTATATGCTTTGGAAAAAAATAAAAAAAATTTTTTATCAAGTTTCGATTTGTCAGGATGCATTTTTAAAACTTTTTTTTTTGCCTCTTTCAAATCATTTTCTGTAAATTTATCTGAAATGTTAAATAATACTATCAAATCTTCTAGGTTATAATTATCTATATTTAAATCTAAAGTATCCATATATTAATATTAATAATTTTTTATTTATATAAATATATTATATATATGAAAAATAAATCAAAAAAAAATTTAAAAGTAAAAAAATATTATAAAGTTATTTCAAAGAAAAAAATTTTAAATAAAAAAAATAAGTATACAAAAAAAAATAAGTATAATAAAAAAAATAAGTATTCAAAAAAAAATAAGTATTCAAAAAAAAATAAGTATTCCAAAAAAAATAAAAACTATCATAATTTTAAAAATACAAAAATAAAAATAGGTGGAAATTTAACTGACGTAGATCTAGATTCTATTTTAAATAGAATTCGTCAAAGTTATTTTAATAAAGATGCATTTTTAGAAATTCTTAATTCAATTAATGTTAATGATTTAGCATCTATAATTAAACGACTTGAATATCAAAGTTTAAATCCAGATTATTATTTTTATCCAGGAACATATCATTTAAATAAAGATTTACATTCATCATTAAATGATTATTTTCAACAAAAATTACAACATTTTTCACAATCAAATATTCATATATTAGATGATAAACCTGGAACTTCACAACAACATCAATTAGAAAAAAATAATTATACATCTATTAATATTACCTATTCACAACATGCAATTGATCAAATGGACTTACCAGAGAGAAATATTACACAACATCAAGTTAATAATATAATTGTTAATGGTATTAAAAGTAATAATTTTACAATTACAGATGATGATCCTCCAAGAAGAATTTATATACAATATAGTGACGATCCAAATGATTATATTAAAATAATAACTAGTGACAGTGATACTAATCCTCATGTTATAACAGCAATTAGAAATGATCCTATAGATGAATATTTTTCTTATTCTGCTTTACAAACAATTGAAGAAGAAGATCTAGATAAAAGTTTTATACTAGATATAATAAAACATGTTAAAAAAGAAGAGTTTGATAAAGATAGATTATTATTTAATTGGAATAATATTTCTATAATTACTACTAAAAATAAAAAAAAAATTTTATCTATTAAGGTTTCTTATCCTGAAGTTATTCAAAATGATTTATCTCTCCGATCTACTATTTCCCAACCTTTACTAACACATAATATAGATTGGGCAAGTGAAGGTTGTGCTTTACAGAGAAGTGGAGTACCTGAAGATAAATGGGAAAAAGTTGACTGCGGACGATGTGCTATGTCATACGCTGGATTAGGAACTTATAAAGCTAGGACTTTATTGCAAAATACTTGTGTACTAAATAGTGGCCTTTTAGATCAAGACATTAATAAATGGTTATTTAAATATGCTAGAAGACCTAGAGATATTACATTAAAAGATTGGAGTAATATTTCTCCTAGATTTTACTCAATTCACAGAGATTTAATTAAAAAATATGATTCCTTACCAATGGCAGCTAAAGTAGTATGTGATAGACTTTTAGAGAGAGGAGAAATGTGTGTAGGAAACTGGAAGCTTTGGATGTCTTCAGGTCATATTTTTAATATTGCTAAAAAATTTGATAGTGATATTGTTTGGTATGTTGATCCTCAAAGTCATACTAATCCCGGAACTATTACTTTATATAATAAATTAAAACAAATAGAAAGAAAAAATAAAGATACATGGCATTATTTATGGGATTTTTCTATAATATTAACTCCTTATCAAGCTTTAAATTTAGTAGATTCAGATGATACACCTATGGTTTTTCTACGTGACAGATAAATAATATAATAATTAAAAAAATATATTATATTTTTTTACACCATTGGACATTTAAAATGCCGATTTATAATATTTAAGAATTAATATAAATTGTTAGTTTAAATTTAATTATATAATATTATATATCTTTTACTACCTTAATAATTTATTTTTTATATAAGTTATTTACTTGAATATTCATTACATCTTGAAAAAAATTGAATAATACCATTTTTATCAGCTCCTATTACTGAATCATTTGGTAAAAACCATTCATTAGAGTCTTTTTTTTCTGCATAAAATGCTAATAAAGCTGGTACTCCTTTTACTTGTTTTTTAGTTTTTAATGTGGCATATAACTCTATATGTTCATCTATATTTACTATTGCATAACCTATATTGTCATTTAATTGAGATGCTAAACTATTACATAATTCTTTAATTTGTTGGCAAGGACGGCACCAATCAGCTTCAAATTTTATTATTACTAATTGAGGACTTGGTGAATTATTTTGAAAGTTTATTAATTGTTCTTTAGTTACCTCACTTAAATATTTAACCATATATACAAATAATTTATTATTATTTATTTAATTTTACTAAATAGATTATACTTCTAATATTTTTTTTAATATAACAGATTTTAATAATAAATATTAATATTTATTTGTACTTATTTATCTAATATATATTTTTTTTTATAATATGTAATAATAGAATAAACAAAATTATTATGAATTTTTTTTTATTAATTCTTTATTAATATTTGTTAATTATTTATATTATAATTTTTAACTCTATATTCTATTATATAAAAAAACTATAATATATTTTTTATATTTAAAATTTTTAAAGAATGATAAATACTATTTGATAAAAATAATATTAAAAATAGTAAAACAACTTCTAATTGCCATCTGTATAAAAAATGATATAATAACATTAAAAATGAACTTATAATTGCTATAATATCGACTAACCAAATTTTTTCTTTATTTTTTAATTTTTTTACCCTTATAAATATATTTATAATTGTTAATATTATAGCTAATCCAAGACCTAAATGAAATATCCAATCAAATTTATTATCTTTTATTATTCTTTGAGGTTCTAAGAACATATATATATTATATAATTTATAATAATAATTTTTCTAGATCGTTTATTTTTAGTTCAGGAATTTTAACATGTGATTCCCAAAAATACCTACAAAATGCCCATTCAAAATCATAATCATATTTATAATATTTATTTAATTTATTAATTAATGTATTTGTATTTATATTTGGTATTAAAATTAAACTATCTCTTGGTAAAACATAGGCTAATTGTACGCTATCATTAATTGGATTAAATGCTTTTTCCTGTAAAAATCTGGTTTCAAAATATGGTATAAATTTTAATAAATCTTGAAATAGAGGAGGATAATTATAATTATATTTAAATCTCCAGTCTATACATTTTTTATTATAATAATAAAAATTCCATTCTAATATTGATAAGTAATTTGTGCATATTTGTTTTTTCCTTTCTTCATTAATTTCTATATTAAATAATATTTTATAATAACGATACTGCCAACCTGATTCATATGGATTTATAAATATTTCATTTTTTCTATCTAATAATGGTATATCTAATAACTTTTCTACTTCATTTTTTTTTTTATTTTTAATTTTAAATTCTAATTTTTTCCTATTATTATATTCTTCCTTAATTAATAATTCTTCATTTCTAGCTAAAATTTCTACCATCTTTTTAACTTGACTCCAATTAATATTATTATTAGTTATAAAAAAATTTTTTAAATTACTATTTAATTTATTATATATATTTAATAATATATCAATACCTTGTGTTCGAATATTTAAACTAGGAAAATGAGGCATAAAATCATTTCCTAAAAAAAAACATAAAAATACATAATCATTAATTATATTTATTTTAATTTTATCTTCTAATTTATCAATATTTTCACAATCAATCATATCACTAATTAATTTTTCAGAAAATTCTGGAATATCTATTAAATAATTACTATTTTCTTCTAGTGTATCGTCAATATTTTTAATAAAATATGGTGTCTCTCTAAATAAGTATAATTTATCTGAATAACTTAAATGATTTAAAGTTAACATTATTAAATCTGCATCTAATCCATAAATAACTGTTGATGTTTTTTTATGATATTCTTCATTATTTCTTATATATTCATATATTTTATGTTCTCCTTCTCCGATACCATCACTTGTATTAATTATATATTCTAATTTGTCACTTTTATTTGTAAAATAAGTTTTAATTTTATTGTTTAGATTATTCATAAATTCAGTACCTGGAGTAATAGCTGCTGTATTCCATTTTTTTTCTTCATAATTTTTATCTACTGATTTTAAAATTTGTTCTTGAAACCAAGACTTATATCTTCTATTTTTTTGTTGATTTAATTTAGCTACTGGAGCTATTCCATCAAATGCTATCAATACTTTACTATTTGGTTTTATAATCGAAATATAATCATCTATTTTTTTACAAATAAATTCTAATAATCTAGTTTCAAAATTATTTTTATTATCAAACTTTACCGAGCTTATTGAATCGTAAATTATAGAATTTGAATCTAGATATAGATTATCTATATCTATATTTGATTTTTTATATTTTTTTAAAATTGATCTATGATTTTTTACTATATATACAAAATAACTAGGTATTCCCATCGCTATTTATAAATATAATTTTTTTTTTATATTGATATTTAATAAAATTATACATATTTAGTAAAAATTATATTTATATTAAAATATAAATTTATAATTAAGTTATATATTATTATTAATATATAATGATTGGCAAAAAAATGAAATTATCTAATATTAATTTAAAAATTATTGATGAAAAAATAAAAACTTTCCAAGATATAATTCAAAATACTATTATTTCCGCGCAAAAATATAAAATATTAGATATACTTACTGCAAATGAAATAAATATTTGTATTCAAAATTTAGAAATTTTATTTAATAATTTAAATGTACTTTCTAATAAAATTTATAGTTTTATTAGTGAAAATTTATCTCCTAATATTGATGAAATTTTAAATAATTTACAAGATGTAAATAATGAATTATCTAGTATAATTAAAAATTATGGAACTAATAATTTTAATGATTTATTAATTATTTGTTTAGGATCCGACTTTGTAAATAAAAATTTAAATGATCCAAATTGTAAAGACAAATTTTATTTACTAACAAAATATGTGCACCCTATAAATTATAAAGTAATTCAATGGAAAAATAATGAAAATAAAAAAAATAATAAAGAAAATGTTTTACAAAAAAATAAATTAATTGAAGATTGTGCTATAGTTGAACATGGTTCAACATTTGATTGTTTCGATCTTGCCAGAACTAAGAGAAATTTCCAAGCTAGAGTTTATGGAATTAAAATTTGTATACAAGATAAAATTCAAAAACAAACTTTAATTGTATCTGGAGTAGTTGATGATATATTATTAGATTGTTTAAATAATCCTTTTATTTCTAAAACTTTAAAAGAAATTGAAGAAGATAAACCATTTGATAAAGATTTTCAAGAATTGTCTTGGACTAAATTTATTCAATCATTAACTCTTAAACAATTATTTATTTATAATAAAAATGAAATTTATGAAAAATACATAGGATATATCAATCAAATTAATTTAATTAAAAGAAAAACTATTAATCAAATAGTTAAAGATTTCTTAGGCAATGAATTATTTGCCCAAAGAACTACATTAATTCAATTATTAATAAAATCTTATGAACCAGACTATCAATATTTGGCTTATTTACTATATGATTTACTTTCAAATGATAATAATAATAATATTGATACCCAAGAACAAACTTTATTATTTGATAGTTTACCTTGGACTGTTAAAAAATTTTTTAGAGATTCTATGAAACAAACTATAGAATATACCAATAATTTGTCAAATTTTGATAATAATAAAATTCCTATAGAACAACAAATTTGTTTACTTAAAACATGCGATAATGTTAAAGAAAAAGCTATGCAAAAATTAAAAGAAGTAAAATCTAAATCAGATGATTCTGGATCAAAAGCTAGGCAATATTTAGATGGACTTTTAAAAATTCCATTTGGAATTTATAAAGAAGAAGATATACTTAATAAAATAAAAATTATAAAAGATTTATTTATTGATATAGTTGAATGTATTAATGAAACAAAAATAATAGATATTTATGTTAAAAAAAATTATAGTAATTTAGAAATAATTAATTATTTATCTAAAATAAAAAAAAATTTAATAAATTTTCCTAATAATTTAAAAATATCTACTTTTGAAAAATTAGTTAATAATAATCGTTCATCTTTAATTAATATATGTAATATTCTTAATGATTTAATTAAAAAATATGAAATTAAAACTTTAAAAATATCAACTTCTGGTAAAAATCTAGATAATATAAAATTTCAAATTAATAAATTTTTAGATATAGTTATATCTAATAAAGATTTTATGGAAGATATGATTAATCAAACAATTATTGATAAAAATAACCTTATTATTTTAAATAATATTGAATCTTATATTAATAATATTTTTGAAAAACAAAATCAACTTAATAATTATATGTATAATATTAATAATACTTTAAATAACGCAGTTTATGGTCATAATAAAGCTAAAAGACAAGTTGAAAGAATTATAGGTCAATGGATTAATGGTGAAAAAACTGGTTATTGTTTTGGATTTGAGGGACCTCCTGGTGTTGGAAAAACATCCTTAGCTAAAAAAGGAATAGCTAAATGTTTAATTGATGAAAACAATGAAAGCAGACCTTTTGCTTTTATAGCTATAGGAGGATCATCAAATGGAAGTACTTTAGAAGGTCATAATTATACTTATGTAGGATCTACCTGGGGAAAGATAGTTGATATATTAATTGATAAAAAATGCATGAATCCTATAATTTTTATTGATGAATTAGATAAGGTTAGTAAAACTGAACAAGGAAAAGAGATAATAGGTATTTTAACACATTTAATTGACTCAACTCAAAATGATACTTTTCAAGATAAATATTTTAATGGAATAGATTTAGACTTATCTAAAGCTCTATTTATATTTTCTTATAATGATCCAGATTTAATTGATAAAATTTTATTAGATAGAATTCACAGAGTTAAATTTGAACATTTAACTATTGAAGATAAATTGATAATTACTAATAAATACATTTTACCTGAAATTTATAAAAAATTTGGATTAGAAGAAATTATAACTATTAATAATGAAGTTATAAAATATATAATAAATCATTATACATCAGAATCAGGAGTAAGAAAGTTAAAAGAAATATTATTTGAAATAATTGGAGAGATTAATTTAAGTATATTAAAAGAAAATAAGAATTTTGAAATTCCTATTAGTTTATCTATTAATGATATTAAAGAATATTTAAATGACAGAACTGAAATTAATAAAGTTAAAATAAATAATAAATCTACGATAGGTGTAATAAATGGATTATGGGCTAATGCTTTAGGTCAAGGAGGTATTTTACATATTGAAGCTAATTATTTTGTTACATCTACTTTTTCAGAATTAAAATTGACTGGAATGCAGGGAGATGTTATGAAAGAAAGTATGTCTGTTGCTAAAACATTAGCATTTTCATTATTAAGTCAAGATGAATTATTAGAAATTAATTCTATAGGTGATAAAACTAAAAAACAAGGTATACATATTCATGTTCCCGAAGGTGCTACACCAAAAGACGGACCTTCTGCCGGTACAGCTATAACAATTGTTATTTATAGTTTATTATCTAATAAAAAAATTAAAAATGATGTAGCTATAACCGGTGAAATTTGTTTACAAGGTAAGATTACTGCAATAGGGGGATTAGATTTAAAAATTTTAGGAGGATTAAGTGCAGGCATAAAAACATTTATTTTTCCAAAACAAAATAATAAAGAATTTAATTTATTTATTGAAAAATATAAAAATATAACTTCTTTAAAAGATATTAAATTTATACAAGTTGAAGAAATTACTGAAGTATTAAAATATGTCTTTGTTTAATATATTTATCTAAGATATATATATTATAATGGCTGACGGAATTTCCGGACTTCAATTTACTATAACAAACATTTTTCAATTTGGAGCATTTATCTCTCCATTTCTTTTAGGTTTTTTTCTTATTATGAGCTCTATTTTTAATCAAGATATTAAAGGATTTATATATTTAGCTGGTGTATTAATTGCTACTATAATTAATATTTTATTGATGAATATTATTAGACACGAATCTTCTCCTAATAGAGCACCAATATGTGATGTTGTTGATTTTAATATTTTTGCTGTTGGAGGAACTTTTGATAATCCAAATTTAAGTTCAGCATTTATATCTTTTACCATGGCTTATCTTTTACTACCTATGATCTATAATAGTCAAATGAATTATGTTGTTTTAATATTTATAATATCTCTTTTTATTGTAAATGCTATTACTAAAATTACAAATAAATGTAGTGATATTGGAGGTATAGCCACTGGAAGTTTAGTAGGATTTATTCTTGGATCTTTATGGTATTCTATTTTATCTATAACTGGGAATAATAGATTATTATATTTCAATGAATTTGTTAGTAACAATGTAGTTTGTGAAAGACCAACTAAACAAACCTTTAAATGTTCTGTATATAAAAATGGAGAATTAATTAAAAATAATATTGTTTAATTTACATTTTAATATGTTTATTATTTAATAAATTATCTAAAAAACTATAAATATCATTCTTTACTCTATTAAATTTGAAATTTTCCATAAGTAATTTATCATTATAAGGTCTATATGAAAATTTTTGTTTAAAATTTAAAATGACATTATATGTTATAGCATTATTATATTTTTCTAAAAAACTATATTCCAATTTTTCTTTATTTAATTTTTCATTAACAATATTATGAAAAGACCAAAAAAAATACTTTAAATCATTTTGATTTTTTATATTTTCTAAACGCGCTTTTTTTAAAACCTCTAAGGCATGACTTGCACAATATGGACATGGTAAATTAGAACATACATTTTGTATAAAGTTTATTAAATCTCTATTATTATCTTGTATATATTTTTCATCTATTTTACAAGCTAAAGTATGAAATAATATCCAAACGGCATTGCCCCATTCAGATTTTGACATAATATTATATAAAGGTATTATATTATAATTATTTATGAATTACGAAATTGAAAATAATTTAGATTGGAAAGCTTTATTAAAAAATCAGGATAAAAATCAGGATAAAAATGAAGATAATGATATAGAATATAATAATAATATTTGTTTAATATCAAGCCAACCTTTAACTAATGGATTTATAACTCTTCCTTGTCAACATAAATTTAATTATATTAATATTTATAATGAAATTATTAATCAAAAACAAAAATTTTCTTACTTAGAAATCAATAAACTTCAAATAAATCAAATTAAATGTCCTTATTGTAGAACTATTCACAATAATCTATTACCATATTATAAATTAGAAAATATTAAACGAATTATTGGTGTAAATTCGCCTGAAAAGTTTTCATTAAAATTACATAATTGTGAATATATTTATAATTCTGGAAAAAAAAAAGGAAGTTGTTGTGGATTATCAGCTTTTAAAATAGATAAAAAATTTTATTGTAATAAACATCAAAATTTTTTTATTAACTATAATATTGATGAAAATTCTAAAGATTTTTATAAAAAATATACTATTCCTCAATTAAAAGAAATTTTAAGTAACAACAATTGCAAAATTGGTGGAAATAAAACAGCATTAATAGAAAGAATTTTGTTAGAAAAAAATAAAAAATTAGATCAATGGATAAAAAAATAAAAAAAATAAAAAAAATAAAAAAAATAAAAAATTTTAAAATCGATTTTTCAAAAATGGACATGTCCAATTTTCAAAAATGGATTTTAAAATCTGAAAAAAAAATGCAATTTTTCATTTTAGACCATAATGCTCTAATTTACAAAATTTTTATAAAATATTTGTTATTATAAATATTTTTTTTAAAAATATTTAAGCATATTTTTATGAGCATTTTATAAGCATATATGGCTCAAAAAATATGCAACGATGAGACTGAAATTCAAAAACAAGAATTTTATTGTAAAAAATGTGACTATTATTGTAACAAATCTTTTTTATTTAAACAACATCTTAAGACCAAAAAACACACTTCAGACAAATGCTCAAAAATGCTCATAGAAAATATGCGCACCATAATATGCAGTTGTGGCAAAAAATATAAACATATTCAAAGTTATAATCGTCATATTAAAACTTGTAAATTTAATGTTAATTCAGAAGAAGTTAATAAATCAGAGGAAAATGAACTACTAAAAAATATGATAGGAACATTAATTAAACAAAATCAAAATATTATTCTTGAAAATAAAGAAATGAGAGATATGGTAAGTACTATGATTCCAAAAATAGGTAATAATAACTATACAACTATTAATAATAAAGTAAATATTCAAGTTTTTCTACATGAAAATTGTAAAGATGCATTAAATTTAGATGAATTTGTAGAAACTTTGAAATTAGAAGTTAATGATTTAGATGAAACAAGAAAAAGTGGATATGTTTCAGGAATAACAAATATATTTGTGAGAGAATTAAATCAATTAGATTTACATAAAAGACCTATACATTGTAGTGATTTAAAGAGAGAAATTTTATATATAAAAAATAATGATAGTTGGGAAAAAGATAATAATGAAAAACAATTAATAAAAGGAGCAATTACGACTGTTGCCAAAAAACAAATTGATAAAATTCCAGAGTGGGAATTAGCTCATAAAAATTGGCACCAAAGTGAATTATATACAGAAGAATACCTACAATTAATTAAGAATGTAACAGACCAAGGAAATAATATAGAAAAAGAAAAATCAGAAAATAAAATTATTAAATCAATTGCTAAGGAAGTTTTGATTGATAAATAATATTAAAGAATAAAATATATATATTTTAATATGACTGATCAAGAAATATCAAAAGCAGAATTAATTAATTTAATTAGAAATTGGAAACTATTAGATGACGAAATAAAATTAATTCAAAAAGATATTAAAGAAAAAAAAGATAAAAAAAAAAATATTACAGATCAATTAGTAAAAATTATGCGAAATAATGAAATCGATTGTTTTGATATTAATAATGGTAAATTATTATATACTAAAAGTAAATTAAAAACTAGTATAAATAGACCATATTTATTACAAATAATGAGTAAATATTTTGCAAATGATGATAAAGTAGAAATAGATAAAGTTACTGATTTTATATTAGAAAATAGAAGTGTTAAAATTAAAGAAGGAATTAGATGTAAATTAGATAAAAATTAATTTCTATTATTAAATATAATGCTAGCAAATTTTAATTTAACTAATTTTGGATTTACTATTTTAGCAGTATTAGTAATATTAACTGCAGGTACAGCTATAACTAATTTTTTTAATATAAGTTTAGCTGCATATGTTCCTTACTTAAGTTGGATCTTGGCTCTAGCTATTTTATTTTCTGTTTTACCAAAAAATACTGGAAATATATTTTTAGAAAATTAGTTATTAAAAATATCTAATTATTTTATCTATGAAAATAGATAAAATATTTGTAATTAATTTAGAATACAGAACTGATAGAAAAGAACAAATATTAAATGAATTAAAAAAAGTTAATGCTCTAAATGTAGAAATATTTAGTGCTATAAGACCACAAAAAGATTTAATTAGTAAATGGAATAAAAATTTTTTAGATCCCATACCATCTTGGTATAATGGAGATGCAACAAGTTATAGAATAGGTGCACTTGGTTGTTTATTAAGTCATTTAACTATTATGAAAAAAGCTATAAAAGAAAATTTAGATAATATATTAATTTTAGAAGATGATACTATATTTTTAGAAGACTTAACTATAGAAAAAATAACAAATAGATATAATAAATTTTTAGACAAAGTAGATTATGGTATTTTTTATTTAGCAGGTAATACTGCAAAATCAGGGATAAAACATATAATAAAAGAAGTATATTTAACATATGGAACTTTAACAACAGGAAGTTATATAATTAATAGAAAATGTATGGAATATATAGTAAATAATATAATTGGATATCCAAAAGAAATAGATAAATACTTTATGGAAGAAATTCAAAATAAATTTTCTTGTTTTATATGTATACCAAATATTACTAGACAAAGACCTTCTTATTCAGATATAATTAATCAAAATACAGATTATGATTTAAATAAATTAAAATAATATAAATTAATGATAATATTTTCTACAGCATGGTATATATTAAAATCAAAATTTAATCCAAATATATATTCTAAATGGATTGATAATTTATTAACTAGTGTAAATAATTTTAAATTAGTAATTTATACAGATAAAAAAAGTCTACACATGATAGAAAAATATAAAAATAATCCAAATATAAAAATAATTTTATTGGAATTAGAGGAATTTTATAATTATAATTATAAAGATTTTTGGATTAAAAATCATGAAAAAAATTATAATTTAAATACAATTGTTGATTGGAAAGTTAATATGTTATGGAATGAAAAAATAGCTTTTGTACAAAAAACATTTAAAAATAGCTATTTTTCAGGAGACTGGTATGGTTGGATAGATATAGGTTATTTTAGAAATGGACCCCTTTTTAATTGGCCAACTCCGTCAAAAATTCAAGAACTACTAAAAGATAAAATATATTATGCAAGAGTTAATAATAATAATATATATATTAATAATTTAATAAAACTTATATTAGATAAAGATGATAAGGGTCTTCCCAAAAATGATATACCAGCAAATCAAATAAGTATTGCTGGAGGTTTTTTTTTAATTAATTATAATTTAATAAATTGGTATAAAAATTTATATGATACAAAATTAAAATTATATATTGATAATAATAAATTAGTAAAAGATGATCAAATAATAGTAATTAATAATATTGTAGAAAACATGTCTAAATTTGTTCTAGTAACGGAAAATAGCCATTATGATAATTGGTTTTTATTTCAAAGATATTTAATTTAGTGTAATTATAATATAAATAAAAATTTATATATATAATATTTATAAATGAAAATATTATCTGCAGTAGTTAACAATCCAATTTTTATAGAAATTCAATATTATACCTTTAAAAAATTTATTAAAGGTCAATATGAATTTATAGTGTTTAATGATGCTAAAGATTTTCCAGATTTTACAAACTGTAATAATATTGCTATAAAAAAACAAATAGAAGATATATGTTCAAAATTAAATATTCAATGTATAAATATACCCAATGAAAATCATAAAACTAATAAAGACTCTTCAAACAGAGTCGCTAATTCTATGAATTATATATTAAAATATCAAATAGAAAATCCTGATAAATATTTAGTATTAGATAGTGATATGTTTTTAATAGACTACTTTGATATAAATAAATACTCCAATTATGATTGTGCGATAGTTTTACAAAGTAGAAATAATTTTAACATAAATTATTTCTGGAATGGTATATATTATTTTGATATTACAAAAATGAAAAATTTACATTTATTAAATTGGAATTGTTGTCCTGATTGTGATACAGGAGGGTGTATGCAACAATGGTTGCAAAAACAAATAAAAACTGATAGTATACCTAATACAGATGAAATTCGTTGGACGAATAAAGATTTTCATAGAGATAATATTTATTTTATTAAACACTTATGGTCTTGTAGCTGGGGTATAGATGAATTACCAACAAATTTAAAAACTTATAAAAAACTAATATCATTTCTTACAAATGACCCTCGAAATAAAAATTACAAATTTTTTTCTGAGATTTATGATAATGTTTTTTTACATTATAGAGCAGGAGGCAATTGGATGGGTGAAGGTATAAATTTACATAAAGAATTATCTAAACAACTAAGAGTATGTTTATTATGATAATATTATTTCTAATAATATTTAAGTTACAATATTAAACATAAATATTATTAATACAGAATATAGTTATGGTTTCAATATTAATGCCTATATATAATGGTATAGAATTCTTAGAAGAATCATTGCCTACTATTCTCTATCAAACATATAAAGATTGGGAATTAATAATTGGAATTAATGGACATTCTAAAAATTCCGTTGTATTTCAGGAAGCTAAAAAATATGAAAATGAAAAAATAAAAGTTTTAGATCTTTATACTAGTAATGGAAAATCCGAAGCGTTAAATGAAATGATAAAATATACAAAATATAATTGGATTGCATTATTAGATGTTGATGATAAATGGTTACCTAAAAAATTAGAAAGTCAAATTCAATTTATTAATAATTATGATATAATAGGAACTATGTGTAAATATTTTGGTGATTTGCAGGTCACTCCAAAATTACCAGTGCAAAATATTATAAATTTTAACTTTTTATTATTTAATCCTATTATTAATAGTAGTGTGTTAATAAGAAAAGAATTATGTTGGTGGGAACCTAATAATTTTCTAGAAGATTATGATTTATGGTTAAGACTATGGAGACAAAATAAAAAATTTTATAATATTCCAGAAATTCAAGTTTTACATAGAATTCATAAACAAAGTGCTTTTAATGCTCAAGGTAATAATTTATTAGTTGAACAACTTAAACAAAAATATAAATAAATAAATAAATAAATTATGATTCTAAATTTATTATTTTATTATATAGACCTTCTACACTAAATAAATGTTTAATAGTATTATAATAATTTAACATATCATTATATTTATTTTCAGAAATATTTAATAATATATTTTCTAATATATTTAATTGTGAATAATGTATGTTAATGCATAATTTATTATAATCAATTTCATCTTTGAATGGTAACCAATCAATATCATTCCATACATATATTGGTATAGTGCCTAATTTGAAAATTTCAAAAAATCTAAATGAACTTCTTCCATAACCCCTAGGAGCTAGTGCAAATTTAGAATTAATAGTAGTATTTATAAATGTATATTGATTTTGTTCTTTAACTACAGGATTCCATCCACCACTATTAAATAAATAAAAATTATTTGACTTTGAAAAATTATTAAATATTAATTGTCTTATATTTGGTTGTATATTATTTGAAGTTATATTACCTACAAAACTACATAAAATATTTTTATCTTTAAAATTTTTTTTTGGTATACTTTCAAGTGTATTATTTAAATCTTGATAAATAAGTGGGATAGGTATAGAACCTGAACAACTTCCATATACAATTGTATTTTCTGGTAACTTTAATAAACATGCGTCATCGTGTTGAACAATTGTAAAATATCCATATTGACATGGATTATTTCTTAACCATTCATCTAATGAATTTTGCATATTATTTTTTTGTGATTGAAACCATCCTTGAATTTGAAAATTAGTCCAAAGAGCGGGAATATATTTTCGTTTAGTATTAGCTTTATTTTCTAAATATTTTTTGAGAAAATATTCTTCTTTGTATAAACCATATTTAAATGGTGGATAAGTATCTTTATTTTTACTATAAAATAATGAATTTTTTATCATATTAATTTAAATAAATATTATAAATTTTACTATAAATAATTGAAAAATAATAATTATGATGAATTTTTTTACACCTTTGGACATTTAAAACGCCGACCTTATTTTATGTATTTTTTGGTCTTATTTTTCCTTGTTTTATTTTTTACATATACAGCATTTCTATTATAAGCACCCTTAAATATATTTTCATATTTTTCTTTTGGAATATTTCTTACCACATTTGAAATATTTTGTTTTATTTCACTATGAGTTAAACCTTCTATTTTCCTTAACCTTGCTTTCATCATACTAAAATAATTTTCAATTGAATTCGTAAAATGTTGATATGGAACAGCATAAAGTAGTTTATTATTCTTATTTACTAATTCCTTTATTTTATCGTTTCTATGACTACTCGCATTATCTAAAATGATTAATTTATCCTTATAATTACTTGTTATATGTGTTTCTAAAAATTCATATAATCTATCAGCATTTATTCCACTTTTTTCATATAATTCCCAACCTAAAACTCCTTTTGTTGAAATAGCAAATATTCCTGTATATTTTTTGAATACTTCTTGTGATTGTGTTTTTATTACACATCTCTTTCCTTTTTCACTATAACAATGATGTCGTTTTTCTAATGATTTTATACTTGTTTCATCAATACAAATAATATCATCAACATTATATTTTTTAATTTCATCATAAAATTCTTTGATTTTACTATTGATATTTATTTCCTTCCCAAATCGTTTAATTGGTTCGTGTCTAAATCGTGTCATTTTTAAGGTTATATTATTGTCATTAACTACACGATTTAGATGTCTTCTTGTAATGTCAAAATTAGGATATTTATGTTGAATTTTTGCTAATAAATCTTCCATAGTAATAGTTTTATCTTTTTTGATTTCGTCAAGTATTAACTTAACTTCATTTTGTTTAATTTTATATGCTACTGGTTGTCTGTTATGTCTTTTAACTGCACCTTCTTCATCATATTTTTCAACCCAACGCATTAAACTTCTTGGACTACA